GACGATGTACGATAAGGAAGCAGTAAAGCATGAACATGGCTAGACCCCAAGGCCTTCACGCACAGACTTGCAACAACTGCCGAATCAAGACCGCCTGATACACCTAGGATGGCATTCTTGTATCCGTTGCCGTGAACATATTTCTGAATAAAATCAACGATATTTTTTTCCACTTTCTGAACATCAATTTGTAAATTCATTTTATTTCTCCTTCAATCTTTTTGCAAAGTTATATGCCTCATCGATACCTTCTTCTGTTGGCTCAAATCTTGCGAATGGTGAAATATGATTATCGCAAAAGTGAGGGTCAAGAAAATTCATTTTTTTAATCTCAGAAGCCTTCACATTACGATAGACCATTACTTTCTTTCCTTCATAATTTGTGCAATCAGGATATTGAACGACCAACAAAACATTTTTTCCTACTTGGGTAATTTGTAGAATTTTGAAATTCTTTGGATTAGGATTAGGAAATTTTTCTACAATTTTCTCTACAATCCTTTCTATAATTTGCGGTTGTGGCGTAGAGCACCTACAACTTGACATTCCAAATCCTAGTCCCATTTTATCCTCTTTTCAAAACGCCCTTCAACATCTTCAAATAATCTTCGTCCTCACACATTCCCTTGCCATTGTTGTCAGAAATCTTGGCAACGGGCTGACCGTTGCAATGCGTCATTTTGATAACGATGTTCAAAGGCTCCCGCACCAAGTCATTCGTCAGGTTCGTCCCGATGCCAAATGAAACTTTGATGCGACCTTTGAAATGTTTGTAAATTTCAATAGCCCTAGGAATCGTCAGGCTATCGCTGAAAACAATACTCTTGGTCATGGGGTCAATTTTGAGTTTCTCATAATGAGCAATGACCTTCTCTCCCATTTCAATAGGGTCTCCGCTGTCGTGCCGAACTCCATCGAACAACTTGGCAAAATAAGAATCGAAATCCCGAAGGAATACATCGATGCCGAGTGTATCGCTCAGGGCAATACCGAGTTCACCCCTGTATTCATCGGCCCATTTCTGAAGCATAAACTTCTGACTGTTTCGAAGATTCGTCAAAGCCTGACCTGCCTGAATCCATTCGTGGGCCATTGTCCCTATTGCTTTAACATTGTGCTTGTATGCGAAACAAACATCAGATGTTCCAACAAAATTCTGCGGCACTAAAGTGGCTAAACTTTTAACAACCGTATCATGCCACCGCATGCCGTATCTTCGCCGTGCTCCAAATTCGCTGAATTTGAAATTCGGGTCATTCAGTTGCTTGATGATATCGATTTTATCCGACAATTTTTTGGAGCCTTCAATCAGGTCGTTGACGAGTTTATTTTCGTCCCAAAAATAAACTTCATTCACAATCGCAAGCACGGGAGTTTCAAACAAAATCGTATAAAGCCACGGGCCGCTGATGCGAATTATCAATTCCCCATCCATCCAAGAGATATCGATATATTTTCTGTCCATTTTGAACAGACGAAGAAAATCAATGTAATCAGGCTTCAAAAAATAAATCGTTCTAAGATAAGCCAATTCATCTTCAGTAAAATATAAAGAACAAAGATGATTGACTTGTCTGCCGATTTCGTAAAACTGTTCTTTGGTAAACTTGACTCCCTTGTTACGGCATTTGAATTTGAATCGGGCATCGACCGAAGGGAACTGATGGAGCACGGCCTGATGCATCGTCAACTTGTACAAATCCGTATCAAGCAAACTTTCAATAATAGGTTCCATGTTATTTCACCAAAAGGCCAATTGATTTTGTGCTCACTATAATGTAAACATTTTTTTCATTCAAATAGGAGCAAACTTCAGAAATCTTGGTAGGGTCAACGGCTCTTGTTGCAGACAAATTAACAAAAACCATAAATCCTGCCTTCGCCAACTGAATCGCCGTGGTCTTGACACAATAATCAAATGCCAAGCCGCCGACAATCACAGTATCAATACCTTGACTTTTCAGGTATTCAATAACACCCGTGGACATCTTCTCTTCCATGTCGTGATAGCAAGCACCGTAAGGATGAAGGTCAGGCTCCACACCTTTAAAAACGAAAAAGTTGTATTCCCTCACCTTCGGCAGACCGTCAAGCAGTTCGTTTCCCTTCGTGCCGACAACACAATGGGCGTTCCAATGAATGTCCACATTTGCACCACCGTTCTCCACGGGGCTGAACTGAGGATGTTCCGCATCGGCAGTCCACAAAGCCTTCGGAGGGTGGCAATCTTTTGAGCCGACACGAATGACAGCATGTTTGGCTTGGGCATTCAATTCATCCACAATTTCATCACCACCCTTGACAGGCAGTTCATCGGGGCATATCGGCGTGAAACCTTTCTGTGCATCAACGTCAAAACTTGCTATTTTCATTTTTATTTCTCCTTTACTTCTATTGTCCATAATATTGCCATAGAACAGCATTGCATTGACAATGTACTGCGCCGATAGTCATTCCCGTTTCGTGGTCATGATGTAAATGTACGGGGGTCGCAAAAAAATTCGGCGGGAACAAACTGATTTTTATATATTTTTTCAATATATCAATACTTGGGCCGCTTTTGAGATATTCGCCACAATGACTGCATTTCCCGCCCTGTAATTTGATGTATTCTTCACGAACCAATCTTCTCTGTTTTGGCGAGAGTGTTGTATAATCTACAGGTAGATTCATACTTAATCCTTTTTTAATTTTCCTTTCTCCATCTTTTTAAATTCTTTATCCATCACAGGACTCATGGCATACATTCTTGCAAAAGCCATTTGTAAACCTATCCAACTTTTGACAAAACTTTCCAAGACTATGCCGCAAGTAACCCAATCCTGACTAGAGGTAAACCCGTTACCACTTTTTTCAATGAGGGCTTTTGCGCCGAATTTCTTGGAAAACTTTTCGGCGGCTTCCTGTATCATTTTCTTCGCCAACTCTTCCAATTCTTTTCTATGCTTGTCCTCTACTGCTCTAGCGATTGAATAAATTTCATTCTTTTTCATATTACCTTCCTTTTCAATTCTTCAATTTCCATTTCTAGTTCTTTTATACGGGCTTCGGCTTTTTCCAATAATCGGTATGGATTTCTTTCCAATTTTTCTCTATATATCCGTTCAGATTTTTCTTCTCTTAGTTTTTGTGTTTCAGGATGATGTTGTTTACAATAACCATCTTTCCATTCAAAACGATGGCATCTATGTCCGTGAAATGAACCGTATCGTTCTTTGGGATATACCGTTGCTTTACATTTTTCCATTTTTATTCCTCTTTAGAAATCATTTTTGAAATTGGTTTTGGTTTAGGCCAAGCAGAACTCAACTGCTCTTTGGTAGGTAAATCAAATCCATATTCTCTAGGGTCAGCATTAAATTCTTGTGCCCTATTTCTACTACCTAAATTATAAATATCCTGACTTGGAAAAGATTTCCAAAACAGAGTGAATCTGCATTTGTTGTCTTTGTCAGGCATCGAGTGATACTCAATTGTCATTTTTATCTTTTTCATTCTTCCTCAAAAAACATTATATCACAAACTTTTCAGTTTGTCAATACTTTTTCTTTTTGTAAGTTTTTTTATTCCATAGACTATGGAACCGATGATAATTGTAACTACCCATCCAAAAATCAATTCTCTAAATGTCATTTTAATAAACCCATCCACCACGAGTATTCGGGACAAGTCTCTTTCCAATTATACCAAACAGAAAGATAATCTCTAACAATACCTGATAAGTATTTAGGATAAGGGAAATGAGCGAAATCATGAAATGAAACAATCAGTTGGTCTGCGGGTGGTTCTTTAAGTGAAAAGAGTAAAGGATATTCAGCACCTTCAATATTCATTTTCAATATGCTCGGCAAAGGAAATTCATCCAATACGGATTCAAGAGATACTGATTCTATTTCCTTTCCCTGACTATTGAAAGTCGGCATGACTGTTGAATCAACTTCATTAAAACCTCTCACGCTAAACTTGTTGGCAAAAGGCATAACTGCGACTCGCCTCAGCTCGGCTCCTTGTGGTTGATTAATTTCATTCAAATCGAAACCGATTACTTTTTTCTTATCAAAAAAATATGAACTCCAATCCCAACTGTAGCATCCCAAATCCAAAATTACGCCTGGGTGTCCGAAGCACCTGTCGTCAAATTGAAACCAATTGTCTCTTAATATCATGTTTTAATTTCAGGTTTCAAATATAAATGAATACACTTTGAATCCATTTCTAAAAATATTCTTGTACCTTTACGAAACCCCGACTTGCGATTTTGTGTCCAATTGTTAAATGCCCGATTGATTACATTCATCAATGAAATGGAAAATTCAAGAACTTCACTTTCATGAAAAAATATCTGAAGGTCATTCATATCTATTCCCAACAGAGTATTGATGAAGTCATAAATATCGGAATATGAAAACAGTTCTCTTTTGGAAGTGTCTATTTTCCGATTGATGAACAAATCCTGATACACTTCCTCAAACTGCTCACCAACTAAAGTCTTGATATTGTCAATACCAAATAAATTTTCCAATACAAGTTCGCTGTCGCCTAAATTAATTTGACGTTTTGTCCGTGCATAAAAAGCACGTAACTGAGTACCTAGTTCTTCTTTACTCATTAACAACCATGCCCATATGCTCTTGCAGAAGTATCTTCTGTACGTTCATCATCAAGTATGAGTTCCGCATCTGTACGAAGTTCCTGTAAAAGCCCTATTGCTTTTGTGGTATCATCATAACCTTCTCTTTTTGCTTGCATGAGAACCTGTCGAATAGTGTCAATTTTATCAAAAAATTCTTGTTTTTTCATTTTCTTCTCCTTTTCGTTTTGATTTACGAGCCACTATCAATGTAACGATTATCCCCACTAATCCAACAACAAAACAAATATTCATTATGGTTTCAGTAATCATTTTTTGATTTTTAGATAAATACGCATCAATTTCCAAAATTCTTTAATTTCCATACGATGTTGTTCTTCAAGAGTTTTCAATAATCGCTCAACTGTGGAATTACCATGTAACTTGTCTGTTATCGAAAGATAACAAGGGCGGCATAAATTGCCGACAAAGGTTCCTGCATCACTTTTATTGGTACAAGTAGGAATCAAGCAAGTTTTTACTTTTTTCATTTTATATCTCTTTCAAAATCCTTACAATCATGATTTCTATTTTTTTCATAAGTTTTTCTCATGATGAAGCGTTTTTTCTTTTTAATAATAACCTTTTCTATCAATCGACACAAATTTTCACACCTAAGAAAATATTTACAATATTGACAATATATAGGTTCCTTGTTCATTTCTCACAAACCTTCACCAAGAATATACGTTTGGAAAAGCCGCCTCGTTCAGTCAACTTCTTTTGTCGTATGGCTTCGATTTCCGAAAAGGGTATATTCCTGATTCTACATAACTCCATCAGGACTTCCAAGATGTCAGCAAGTTCTTCAGGGTTTTTACTTTCCAAGTATTCCCCTGATTCTTCTTGAAGTTTCAGGATTACTTCATTCTCATAATCCTGTTCAGGCAAGATATAAAAATCACCTTCTTGGTCGTTGGCTGATATCAATTCAGGAATCTTATCTCGTACCAATTTGTTGTAAATTCTGTATTCTTTTTCTTTATCCATGTTGTTTTCCTCTACCTAAATTATACCACACCTTGTTATGAAAAATAATAAATAAGAATAGAGGTAATACACAATGATAGAAAAGCATCGCTTATATGAGCAACAATATTTACATAACATCGTAACGTCAGATTTGGCGTGGCATACATTGAATTATGGCTCCATAGCATGCCGTGCAAGTGGAAACTTTGACCCTACATGGATTGTTAACCCAGGTTGGTTAGAAGTCCTTCCTTGGAGAAAGGCTGTTTATTTGAAAAACCAAGGCGACACCAATGATAATTCCACAGACCTTTCACTTGAAGTGTATTTCAACAACTATACAATCAATAAATTCAAATCCGTAGGTTGTGCAACTCCTGCACTTGCCACTACAACTACTCATGGATTAGGTTATAACCCAACATCAGGATTATTTGTTCTCAATACGGGCGGCACGTTCACACCTGTTACGGGAAGAACTCCTAATCGCATGTATTTGGAACTGATGCCGTTTGGCCCACAAGATTCCAATATGTCTGACCATGCTTATCTATCAGCAGTATGCACGGATGTTACTCTCATAGGCGGTAATGTTTACAGTTTTGATATTGCTACTTTGGCCTTGCCATACACGGGTCCAGAGCAAGTGAAGCAAATGATAATCAGCAACCTGACTATTCCTAGAGCAAACAATGTAAGTTTTCATGCTCCTACATTTTATCAATACGAAGCAGTTACTCCTACAACTGAAAGAGGACTTATTTTAGATTTGGGTGAAACTTATTTTGCTGAATTGACATATGATATTTGCATTTGGTATCGTGCTATAGCAACAGCAGATATTGGGGCAACCTTAGTTCTTCAGCAATTGAGGTAACATGAAATTTAGAATGATGGAAAATGTCGGGCCTGTAGAATGGTGGGATAAAAACCTCGGTGTTTTAGAACAGTTAAAAATGGCAATAGCAAAATCAAACTTCAGGCAACTATGGAAAGAAAATGATAAAGAAGGTTTGTTTGAACTTTGTAATAAAATAAGAGAAAAAACAGGTGCGCCGCCGTATAGTTATGAAAAGTTTGATGATGGATGGCAATATAGAAGAGTTCTAGCAGATAAATTAAAAGATGCAAAAAACGAATTCTTAAATCTTGTTTTTGGATGGTGGTAATATGATACTTTCAGAAGGCGTAATTATTGCAACATTATTTACAATGGCTTTCACCACATTCATGCGGTGGTTGAAAGATAAGGTTATCAAAAATCCAAAAATCAAACTTTATATTCCAAACGGATTTTTACTTTCACTTATTTTTGGGTTGGCTTCCATACCTATCCTGATTCATTTCAATCTTTTAGGTGAACTGAAAGAACCTCTTTGGGAATTTCTAGGAGCCTGGATTGTGATTGTCGGTTTATCAGGTGGTGGAAAGATTGCAGGTCAGCGATTGCTTGTTTTTGTGAAAGCCCTGCTCTCGGACAAACAGACCCAAATTGCTCAGGCTGAAGAAGAACTGAAAACTCTTAAAAATCAGGTTAAGGATAAAAAGGAAAAACTTAACTACTTGACCGAAAGAGAAAATCTCAAATAACAAAGGGCTTCAGCAGTTTATCTCCAATCGATTTGAGCCGTTCATCGGTATAGGAATTGTCCTTGAAATTCTTGATGATGGGCTTGTCGATTTTGGCAACACGGCCCTCATAAACATTGTAATATAAATCACCGTTGTTCCTGATGTAGTAGAAAATGGTAATTTTCTCATTCTTCTTGAACATGATGAATCGACCGATTTCATCGTATTCAAGTTTCGGGCGATAGTTGGGATTCTTGTAGAGAAAGTAATGATAAAGTTTCCCGATGTTGGAATCACCAAGTTTGAATTTAAAAACTCTCATTTTTTCTCTCCTATTTTTATCAAGAAAATTTTTTTACGAAGCGGACAAGCATAGGGTAAATTGTCTTTTGTAAAAAGATAAAGTTCGGGGTCGAACCCACAATAGTTTCTTTCACCTGCTACGCAATCCATACATTTAGTAACGATTTTTTCTTCAGTTTTTATTTTCATTTTTCTTCCTTTTCTTTTTCCCAAATGATAATTTCCATAAATGAGCAAATGCTTTTCTAACCTCTTTATCTTTATGAATCGGTTGGACACTAGCAAGTTCTTTCATTATTTCATTGGCTATATCCCTTGAATTTAACACAGGGATGCCATTTTTATCTTTGTAAATGAAAACGCTCATTTGTTAAACCACATAACATGCGTAAAGCGGTTGTCGAAGAAGCCACAATGAAGCATGGGAATAATGATTTCAATATTCGATTGAGAATCCTTGAAGGCATAATAGCCTGAGCCATCATCAGAAACAAATAGGCCATCATCAATCGCCTGAAGGAATTCTTCCTTTGTGAACAGTTCTCCGTACTCAGACAAGGGCTTCAGTTCAACATCAAGCAATCGGTTCAAAACCTCTTGAAATGAGGTCGCTACGGCTCTCAAATACGTTGCCCTCATATTATCCTTGTCTTTATAAAGGGCATCGTAAAATTGATTCCAAATTTTAGTGATATCCCGTTTCAGTTTGGCAATGACATATTCCTTTGGTTGAACTTTTACCTTATTCATTTTTATCTCCTGTATTCCAATCCTCTTCATCTTCCCTGCGGAAAGTGCTTTGACGATAGACGTTCAACTGCTTGGCGAAGGATTCCCGAAAAGCAGTATCCGTTTTATAACCTAGGTACTTCAAAATACTCTGCCGATTGCTTTCAGGTATAGCATAAAAAATCTTGATGTAATCCTTCGGCGGCTTTTTGGTATGCTGTAGAATATAACGGTAAACCTCAAAATCGATTTGGGTCTCCGAATAATGGTGAGCACGTTGAAGCGTTCCTTTCAATTTTTTATAAAACGCTTCTAGAATTTTTCGCTCACCCTTTTTAAACTTCATTGGGTTTTTCATGTTTAAACTTCCTTGTTTTGAATTTCAGCGACTCCACTTTAAGATAATAAGGTACGGGCCGACCATGTAGAATAAGCCATAATCTGAATTTACGCTTCCATCTTTTTTCTAGCCTGTTAAATTTTCTCCATTTTATGATTCCAAAAATAATGGAAATTATAGAGATTGTTAAAACTATTCCTAGCCTTAAATTACTGTACGGACGAAGTGTTGCCTTACTTCCTGCATAGAAAGCAATGAGGGAGCCTTCGATGAGAATGGAAGGTATAAGGATAAGACCTAAAAACACTAGGTTCTTTTTATCAGGATAATGATTGGGTTCCACGCCGCCAATCATAGCATCTTTTTCGTCTTGTGTCAAATTTCACTCGCCCTTTTGTATGTATTGATGATAACGGAAAGATTGTTGTTGAAAACATTGTCTATGTACTGAATCATTTCGCTGAGATTGGCGACCTTTTTGCTAGTCGAATTGAACAGGCTGACATAGAAAGTGATAGTATCCCAACTGTCCGTATCCCGCCGAATGTCAATCAGTTTAACCCTGTTCGAATTACCCCTGAACTCAATTGCAAATCCACCTTCGTCAAAATTGCAGTTGATGTTCTTGATAAAATCGGTAGGTACTAAAGGAATGAGATTTTGTGAAAGATAATCCTTGACCCTAATTTCCTCGGCCTTATTCTCTTCCAATTTTTTAGGAAGATTTTTGAAATGCTCTTCATTCTTCAGATATGTATTGTTGTTGTTTTCGTAGGCCTTGTTGACAATTCCAAAGAAAACGTTTTCCTTCATACCCTTCAGCATCTTGACATCTTTCGGATATGTTCCACTAGCAGAGGAAGAAGAAATACCAATTCTTTTTGAGGACAGGAGATAATACTTATTCCAACGGGAACTTTCTACCCTGTCTAATGATGAATACCAACAAAGAGTGATTTTGGCCCAACTCTGTTTGTTCATCGATTTCATATTTGCATCGTGGATATTGTTGACTAAAATATACTCGGTAAAAATCTTGGCGGTGGTTTCGGCACCATCAGGCTTGTCAAACCTTTCATTGAAAACATAAAACTTGATGCCCTTCGAATTTAAAGACCCCTCAAAAAGTTGCTTGTAGGAAGTGAATATATCCTTGGCAATTTTCAAAGTGCTTTCGTTGGAATTACGAAGAGGTATAGGGTCTTTGATATTGTGCATCTTCTTGATGAACTCTATCCTCTTTTTGGTTCTTTCCTTCAACTGCGGGAACTCCAAGTTCTCAGGGTCAATTTCCCTTTTGGGTTTTCTCGTCCTGCGAACGACAGGAGCATTCGGGTCAACAGGCTTACGGGTGTAAGTTCTTTTGGTCTCCGTGTCCACGAACTTGAAGAAAAAGTTGGAACATTCGTAGTTATAAGAATCTCGGAAACGGTCGTAGTTCAAATCAGGGGAGTTGCGGACGAACGCCCTCAACTCTGCGGAAAAATCGTTATCTTCAATCAAGGCCGATGAAATATGGCCTTCAGGACGTGCCCCATAAAAGTTGTGATACTTGATGGTTTCCTTCGTGTGGTCGGGGTACTTGTTGATGTATTCTTGGGGAACGGGAAACACGACATGAAACTTACCTTTCAAACCATAACGGTAAAAATGTATTTCGTATTTCATACCCACATTCTACCAAATTTTTTGGCATATGTCAATAGTTTCTACGATATTTTTTAATTTTTTTAATGGCCAGGAATTGAACGATGCACCCTATATCAGCCAACAAAAACGCCGTCATTATTATATACAAATGTGCAAATAAAAATATAAGACTAAAGAAAGAATAATATAGTATTAATAATATAAGTATTATCCTTAATATATTCATCAATTTTCTCCTACCTATATTATACCACATATAGGTATAAAAAAATGTCGAGCGAAGCGAGACCCGAACGAAGTGAGGCGGGAGGTAATCTTTATGCTCAAATAAAATTTGAGCAGACTTCTAACGTCCACCTTTTCTTTTTTTCATTTTTTAAGAACCGAAAAGTTTTGAATTTTTGAACCCAAATCCTAACACTTAAAAATTTTAATAACTTACAACTTTTGAGCAGAATACAATCATTAGGGTAAAATGAAAAATTTACTTACAACGTATTTCTATGCGACACATCCACATAGCGGAGCTTTGGAACACCAACCTGACAGACCAACTGCTCCTTTAGCGAACTTGTAATTAGGAAAGTGGTTGCTCAGACCACTTGTTACCTAATTTATTTGTTCATAATTCTGATGTATTTGTTTTTTTTTATTACTTATTTTTGTTTTCCATTCTTGTAATTTATTATTTGCTATTTTTCCCCCATATTTTTTAAACCAAATACTATAAAGTGATTTACCAAACATAGGATTATTTTTTCCTTTGTATTTATTTTTTATTATTATTGATATTTTTTCTTTAGTTTCTTTACTTAAATGAGTTCCAAACATATGATTTTTTTCACCAAGTTTGCCAAACATAGGATTTTTATTACTTTTAAGAGCCTTACTTAATTTTATTTTTGTTTCTTTTGTAAGAGGTTTTCCAAAATTATGATTATTTTCACCACTCATTTTTTGTTTTGATATTTCATTATGATGTTTATGTTTATGCCCACCCGTTTCAAGATTATATCCATTTGGGGCTAACGTATTAAATTCTTTTATTAGAAAACTTTCTGTCCAATCTAAATTTTCTTCGGGACAGGAAAATGAAATCCACTTGAAATTTTCTATATCATATTTTTTAATAGCATTATTGAATGCACAACAAAAAGTAGATTTTTTATGTTTTCTTATTCTTTCCCTTAATATTTGTGTAGTTTGTCCTATATACTGTTTTCCATTGACTAAATTGGTGGCTATATAAATTGTTCCGTTGTCTTGATTCATCTTTAACCTCTTCTACAAGTTAGAATTTTAGTGAGATAATTCAAAGTGGTAGAAGCACTTTGAAAAGGTAGCGAACCCTGTCTCTCACTATTATTTATTGTTTTCATAATATCTATTCATCCTTTTGTTTAAAATAATTTTTTTATTAATTTTAGATATTTTTTCAAATTTTTCCTTGGTGTCTGCTGTTGATAAAAATTTAAAAATTGCGTCTAAGACAAAATGATTTGTCCAATATAAATTCGTTAATTGAGTTGTTTCCTTATTGCGAAAATCTTTCCTGATATTTAATCTTCTTTCAATCATTATTTGTGTGGGTTGAGTTATTTTAAATTTATCCTCAATATTTTTTCTTGATGGATTTTTTTCCTGCCATAGATACCATTCATAGAAAGGGTCAAAAAATTCCAACCTTCTCTGCTTGATGTATTCCAACAAAAATGTGATATCAACCTCAATCATTTTGTCGGATGTACTACTCAATGAATCGGTAAATTTTTGAGTTAGTGAACGAACTTTGTTAACCTCTGTAGTTTGTTCTAAAGTTCCAATCAAATTCAAATTTTTTAGAGTTTTAAAATGTCTTTCAAAATCAATATCAAGTTCTTTCCATTTTTTCTGAAGTAGTTTTAAATCAAAGGTGAGAGACTTACCTAACAGATAAGTCATAATAAGGTCGCCTGGTTTTTCTTGTTGCATTAGAATATCTAACACATATTTTAACACACTCTGTTTTAATTTAGGTTGATATTTTACCTGTTCAAAAATTTTCTCATAAATTGAATATTGCCAATCGTCTAATTTTTTCCAAGTCTTATCATTCTTGACAGGCGGCAACTCTTTCAATATTGGTGGTTTGATGAAGTTTTTATAGAGGAAGGAACTTTTTAAAAATCCTCTATCCATTTCTCTAGAATGGTTCCAATCAAAATAAACCTTTTCATCATCGTATGATGTCATATCAGTATAAGTCAAGATGTAATTAATTTCATTTTGATAAAAAGCACACCATTCTGACATTTTGCATGTGCTTTCACACCGCAAATTTTTTCGTAATTCATTATCTTCTTTTATCCATTCTCTATATTCAGGAGTTTGTTCATAAGTTGGTTCTTTGGATAGGTGTTTATGAATTTCCCACGAGGCCCGAAGAATTTCTTCCAAATGACTATCTCTACAAAGCCGCTCCGTCATGGGATGATATTTTTCAGGCTTGTCAATATTCTTATCCTTGAAAATTCTTATTAGTTCCTTTTCAAAACAGGATAAATGAGTAGCCTCATAAAACCTACAACGTTTATATTTCCCCATTTCTGCACATGGTTCGCATTTGTACTTAATTAATTGAAAATCAGAAAGATAGGGATAGAAGCATGCCTTTTTTATTTTCCTAAGTTGAAACAAGAGTGGTTCCTTGGGGTTCAACAAAAAATCGAAACTTTCCCTAAATTTGAAATTCACTACCCGTATTATACCACAAGGTGTAATAAAATTCAGAGATAAAAATAAAAAAATTATCCGATACGGATTTTAAACACTTCTTCGCCGTATCTGTCGTTGGCATCCCGTGCAGTAATCTTGGCAGTATAAAGGCCTGAAACCCCACAAGAATATCCGCAGGTTCCTGACCATCCTGAATAAATGACAGGCCCACCAGGAGTAGGATTATTATAGGCTGAATATGCAGACCATCCCGAAAATCCTGAATATCCAATTCGGGTATCCCAAAAATATTTATATTTTTGATTTCCTGCTTCTTGCATTTCGGTTCCTGAAACCGCTACGGCATCTGTAACGCTGTGGCGAATTTCAATATCTACATCAGAGATAGAGGAATCAATACCTTCCATCTCGGCCTCAATTAAAACGGTTTCATTTAACCTGAAGCTAGTACCTGTCATTTTATTTTCTCCTAAAAATTCCCGCCTAAACTTTTAACCTGAACAGCAATACGAATCGCCTTTCTTGTTGTAACCTGTATAACCATTAGGCTCTTTACCCTGTAGGCTATACGAATTGCTTTTCTTACTGTTATTCTCATACTTCTATTTATTATTCATAGACTAAGGTAATTCTAGTTCCCGCACCTGTTGTTGTTATTGTCAACCCGTCATAAAAATCTAATTCAAAATCTATAGAACCTAGAATGGCAGTCAGGTCTATCGTGGCTAGTGTGTTTGTTGCTGTTACAGCATCGTAAATTACTAAGGTTCCCACATTATCCCCATTTATCACCCTATGTAATGTTCCTGCCCCCTACAGGCATGGCGTTGGTTTCTATATGGGATAATGCCAATTGACTGACACCATGCGTAGGGTCAGTATGACTTGTGATTATTTTTTGAATAATGGCTTGGTCATCAGGGTCAGTAATATATCTTTTGGCTGTAAAATAAATCGTCCAACCTGTTATATTTTCTTCAACACCTGCTGATGTAAAGTGAAATTCCCAACTGTAGTTATCTCCACGGTAGATATCAAGATTTAAAGTGGTAGGTTTACTCATTGCAGTCTCCTACCATTATTTAGGGAAATAAATCAGGGGAAGTTAGATATTACTTCTGTTTATCTTCTTTATCTTTTTCTTCTTTTTTTCTTTTCTCTTCCATCAATTTAAGTTTCGTTTCTGTATCTAAAACTTCAACAAGCAATTTTGCTTTCGGTTGAGTCTGTGGGGTTTTGAGTTCCGACATTTTTGGCCTCCTCTTGAATTTGTTTTGCTTCTTTTTTCAAAACTTCTTCCAATGCCGCAATTCCACCCAATAGTTGTTGGATTCCTTGTTCTTGTTGATTTAACATTTGAGCCAATTGGTCTCTGCGTTGAACGGCCCTGTCAATATCTGTGCGGTATTGCTGAATCTGTTTTTGTAAAATTTCCACATTTATCATCTTTGTTCTCCCATAGTATTTATTGAATCTTCAATGGCTTTGATTACATCTTCAGGTTCTACAAAGGCATCTTTATCGTATGTTGCCTGTTCCCACATTTCAAACTGCTTGGGTCGCAGATATTTTTTGTCTTTCAATAAATTAAAATTTTCCTTATGTCCGAAAATTTCAGGGTCGGATTGAGACCAAATAACAAAGCCTGGCTTCTTCACTTGTAACAAGGCGAAATGATGGAAAAAATTATCCACACTAATCCAAGTAACACAATTTTTAATATCTTCTGCCAAGGCCCAAAGGTCTTTATCCCAAAGATGACGGTCAATAAATTTCAGTTTGATTTCTGCCCCTTGTCCGCATTGCCAAATATCATACCCTTTATCCTTTAGTAATTTGGTTATTTTATTCCACCATTCTTTCGAAGGATTTTTGGCATTCCACCCCCCGCTACGTAAAGGCTTGGCCCAACAACTGATTAATATTATTTTACTTTGTTCCTTTGTTTCCATCGTTATCATTTGCGACAAAATCACAACTCATGGTCGCCGCATAATTGTAAGCCGCATTTACTGTGCGAAGTCCTGAATATCCTGAGTATCCATTGAATCCTTTTACATTCAACGTAGTTGAAATATTTTGCATTATGTTTTGAGTGAATGCATCGGCTGATGCTCCAATATAAGCAACTTTCCAACCTGTTTTGTCTTGTAGTTCTGTCAATTTGTCTTTGATTTGTTGTGAAGTATATTCATGACTTGAATTTTCCCCACCGTCTGTCAAAATCATCAACAGGGTTCTCGGTGCCTTTTTCATTTTACCATGACGCTCTAAGACTAGGCCGACCGTTGTACCAATGGCATCAAACAACGCAGTCATACCATCTGGAACATAAGTTTGTTCGTTCAACGGCTCCACTTCTGTAATCTTTACACCGTCATAAAGCAGTTTTTTCTCAACAGGCGCATTGAAAAACATGGCAGAAATCAAAGTCTTTTTGGATAACTTTTTTTGTTTTTCTAAAAAGGCATTGAACCCGCCGATTGCGTCCGCTTTCGTTGAATCCATCGACCCGCTTCTATCGATGACACAAATAATTTCAGCCGCTTTGATATCTTTTGTTTTTTTGGCTGTTTTCTTTTTTTCTGTTTTTTTAGTTTTTTTCAGTTTCATATGAAACCTCCTTTAATTTTTTTTCCATTTCCTTTTCTACAGTTTTCAGGATAACTGTCAGAATTTTCGGGCTTTTGATTTCTTCCATAGTAAAGTATCCTGTAAGCCCATCGATATGTTTAAATTTGACTGTGATATTACCATCCACTTTTATAAAGATAAAATTTTCAGTCTCCATTTTTTGTATTGTTGGGTCTGCTACAAGTTGTCTTGCACATTGCTTGAATTCTTTTTTGGCAATTTTCATATTTTATCCTCCAAAGTTATCTTTCTCTTTTTACATAATTGTTTGTATTTTTCTATGGCTTGTATCCAAATTTCAGGATGTTCTTGATGATGTTTTTTTAATCTTTCTCCTGAATTTTTATTTCTTTCTGCTAATTTTTTTCTTGCTTCAGGATGTTCATTCCACCATTTTTTTCTTTTTATACTCATTTCTTTTTTCATTTTTTCTGTCTTCATAGGATGTAATTCTCCATATTTTTTCAAGGAAGTTTGTTTCTTTTTTTCTTTTGTTTTTTCGGAAGGATGAGTTCCATATTGAGGATGATTTTCTCCTGAAAAATTTGCATGATTTTTTCTCATTTTCTTTTTTGTTATTTCCGTAATTATTTTGTTCTTATTCCCACCACCTTCAATATTATACCCGTTCGGAGCCAAAGTTTCTAACTCCTTTATTAAGAAGGTTTCATGCCAATCCAAATCTTCTATAATACAGGAATAAGAAATCCATTTAAAATTTTTTTGTCCATATTTTTTAATTGCTCTATAAAGAAGAATACTGTCTCCTTTTCTATGATGTTCTTTTTGTCTTAAATCAAAATTTCTTATCGTTTGTCCCACATACATTTTTCCATTTAGTAGATTGATAACTATATAAATAGTTCCAACTTCTTGATTCATCTTCAACTCCTCACATAAGTTAGATTTATTAGTGAAGTAATCCAAGATGATGTGAGCATCTTGGAAGGGTAGCGAACCTTGTCCTTCACTAATATTTATTATTTCAATCAAAATTATCTTCTAAAAACATTTCTTGATATGCTTCAAGTAAGGTAAGTTTTCGTCCTTTATCATGGGCCGTCCACAATTTTCGATAAACATTTTGTAATTCTGCTGCTTTTTCCGAAATAATATCTTTTACCTGAAATGGGTGCATGACTTGAATAGGAAAATTTTTAAAAAGAAGTGCATAATAAGTTCCTACTATAACTTTTTTATATTTTTCAATAAGTTTTGGAAGTATTTCCATGAATACTATAGTATCGCCTATTCCCGCATCAATCTGAAATATTTTACCTTCTATGGGAATAGACCAACTTGCCAATTTACGTTTGAATATCTTATCATCGTTTGACCAAAAATCAGGATTGGCATGGTCTCTGATGCCGCCCTGCGGATTGCGGAAGTGCCAAGTGATAGCATCTGTCGTTACGAATATTTTCCACCCCTTGCGTACATATTCATGACTGAATAATGTTTCTTCACGGTGAGCTGCGGGAGACAATTCCAAGCAATATTTGATATCTTCAACTTTTCGGTATAAGAATGAAGAATACAAATGCTCAACAGGAATGACTTTACCTTTTGGATGATAAAGCCATTGCATATTTTCTCTTGTGTCAATATCTGATAATTTATTCGTATTGAAATAATTCGGCGGGGCCATTTGCGACAATTTAGGGTCAAGTACAAGACCCGCAACTGCACCAACCCCATCAGTCATCAAGTTGACTAAATCCTGCAATACATTAGGCTCAGCGTATTCATCATCATCCAATCTCCAAATGAAATCCGTCTTGGCTCTATCCAAAACAATTTGATGATTGTGATGTTGTCCTTTTTTCGGCCCGAATAAAACTTCCCATTCAATGCCTTTTTTGGAAATCATGCTGAACAGGTATTGATACATCGGGTCATTGCGAAGGTCAATCATTTTCCCATCAGGGCCATTGTCAGAGTCGTCAACGATGATGATTTTTTTGATAGGGTGAGTCTGCATCAAGACGGAAAGTATTGTCAAAGGAAGCGTAGAGTAATAACGATTTTTCGTGGCGATGTCAACGGTAACATCAACTTTCCTATTTGATGTTTTTGATACTTCAGGAGTTAATCTTGTTTGTATAGGATTCCAATTTTTCATGGTGCGGTATTTTTCCATTGCCGCTTGCCTACGTCTATTGAAATCGTTTAGGTTCTTTTCCAAATAATCTTTATCTTCCACTCCCCAACTCGTTTTAGTCGGGTCAGTCCAGATTTTTACATCTTCCCATTTTCTAGCATGCAATGCTCTGATTCCCAATCCCGCTTCAGGTCGGGTATTCGACCAAATATGTCTGTCATTGTCAGGCAATGCAGAAACAACTATTTTTACATCGGTGTATTTTTTCAAGGTGTATGCAAAATGTAAATCATCACCTTCTGTTTCTAAAAGTACGGGTTCACGGAAGAATGTAGAAAACCATTCCTTTCTTCCAAACCAACTATGACCGCCGACATCTACTTCAACGGCTTCTTCTGTTTTATCTCCGTTATCCCCATATCTTTTTGCAAGACCATCATTCAACTCATTTTCATAATACATTCCATATGCAGAGACGACAGCATGTTCTCGTTTTGAAACTTTCAATGTTTCTTCCAAGTATCCTTCAGCGGGGAATACATCATCATCTAATAAAAGAACATAGTTAGTTTTTGCAAAAAGAGCCGCAGCAAATCGAGCAGGAAGTTTCAAGTCTTGTTCAGTTGATACGAGTGTAACTCCTTCGGGAATATCAAAATGAGTTTCGACCCACCCCTCTCCTTTTACGACTTCATTATCTGCATATTTCCATTCCCCTTCTTCCCAATGTTTCGACTTCGTAAGCCATACGATAATTTCCTTTGGCTTCAATGTCTGCTTCTTGATGGCCTCTACCTGGTCCTTCAAAAGTTCAGGACGGTTGAATGCCGAAATCACAACGGTGATATCGTCATCAATCGGTTTCATTCTGTCGTAACGAACCAATTTGACTTTATCTTCTAAATAATCCTGTTTGAAGGTTTCTTCGAACCCTAAAGCCATGAGATAATTGCACAGTTTATCAGCAAGACCTTTCTTTCCTTCCCAACGGAAAATATCTTCATGAGTTTCCATGACAATAGTGTGAATTTTACCAAGTGTTTTCAGCGATGCGCCGTAGAATAAATCATACTCCGCACCTTCGCAATCAACTTTCAATAGAATAGGTTTACCGTCATCAATAGATGCAACAAGATGGTCTAATCCGATTGTTTCGGTTCCTGACAATGATGGACGTGAATACATTCTTCCATCAGTCGGGCTGAACTCAGGACGATTGACCATTTCAACCCATTCCCCATCTTTCTTCCCCACGGCTTTATCAATAACAAGTATTGACCTTCCTGCTACATTTTGTTTTAAAATTTGCAAGGTCGGTGGTTGGGGTTCAACGGCGACAATTCGCTCAGCTCCATATTCATCAGCCAATAAACTGAATATGCCAATGTTTGCCCCTACATCGATTACATTTTTTCCAATGAAATCTTTTTTGAAAACTCTGTATTGGTTGGTTTCAACTATTTCATAAAAAATGGAACTGTTCTGTGCTTGTAAATCCCTTCGGGCAATCAATGGATTGGATGTTGGCGCATCGTCTAAAATAAATGATGCTTTCTTTTTCAGTTGGCGAAATTCCTCATATGTCATTTGTGCATCTCTTGCATAATGAAATGCCCAATTATTTTTCTTATCTTCATCGCTAACCCTATCTGCCATTCTTTTGTTTCTTTCTATGAACTCCGTGTATCCTGCAAACTTGAAATGAAGAAGATATAATGCTTCGCCTGATTTTACAACAGTTCCAATTGGGTTTGCTTGATGGCATCCCATAGCATAGCGGATGTCAACACATTTCGGATTGAATATCATCGATTTATTCAAATGTTCAGGGTCAGGGAATCCTTCACGAACACAATCATACAATTGCATAATTTGATTATCAGGAAATGTATCGGAAATCATCTGAAATCCAACTACTGTTGGAACGGTGATTCTTGCGCTCCGAAATTCTTCCAATTTTCCTTTCAGGTTTTTATGCCATAAAAACTCATCCATATCGCAAACGATAACCCAATCGTAATCTTCCCGATATTCTTTCCATGCCTCGTTTCGAATTCTCATCAGTTCAAGATTATTCATCTTGTCGTTTGGCACGGGAACGATTTCAACTTTATCACATGCCCGAAGCAGTTCCAAACTCTTATCAGTCGAACCGCCGTCATAAACAATAATCTTATCTGCGAAAGTCAAATAATGACGAAGGAAAAACGGAATCATTTTTTCTTCATTCCAACATACTGCTTGAACGAGAATGCTCATAGGTTGTCCGTGGCTTCCTAATACTTCATCTACAAATATCCAAGGTTTTTCTTCAAAACAAGCCTTGGCAAAATCGAAATCATGGGTAACGAGACCTGAAGTAACAGGCCCGACTTTTGGCCCTGTTGTTTTATGCCGCCATTTTTCCGCATGCTTTTTTGCGATATCTGCACGAACCAAATAATTTAAAGAATCGATATGTGTCCATACGGGGAAATTTTGAAATCCAGGTTCAGGTAAATCTTTGTTTTCTTCCAAATGTCTGATTTTACCCCAAGCCCCGCCGACATTTTTCAAAAATGTTGCTTGCCAAAGTTTCAAAATCCAATCAGAATTTGCTAAATTGTCGCTGTCATGAAAACAAACCCATTCTTTTTCGGTGGAAGGTAGCGAATTTAAGACTGATATTCTTGGCCCCCCGCCGTATGCCCCCTCATGTTCAACAAAGGTATATTCTATTTCAGGAGGATTTGGTTTATTTGACCTAATAGGCCATTCTCTATTTTTCTTTTCAACCAACTCTTGTACCTTTTCATCATGTCCATCAGAAACAACATGAATTTTAACGTTGGTATAATATTGATTATATAAAGACTCCAATGCCTTATCGAGTTTCGTATATCGTTTATAAACAGGGACAATGACATGAACCTTTTCCCAATATTTTTCAGCAAGCAGTAGTCTGTTTTTATAAGTCTGTGTATTCCATTCGTCCAAAGAAAATAATTTGCCCGAATGCATCGTATTTTCACCAACATGACTGAGAGGAAATGAACCAACTGATGTATGTGTTTTTCTATCCCATCCATTCACATAGGAATGAATATGATATCCTGCGTTGATTGCCCGAATGCAAAAGTCAGTATCGTCCGCATAGCCTAAGCCCCAAGCAGTATCCAATACTCCTATTCTTTCGAACACTTCCCTCTTTATCATTACACACCAACCGAGCGGGAAGTCAACTCCCGTTATAGGGCAAGGTAATGATTTGGCACCAACCAATCCCATCAATGGGTCATTCTCAAATGGAGTCTGAAGAATTTCTAACCATCCACGGTCATGAACGATTACATCGTCATTTAAAAAAACAACATAATCGGGATTATCATTTGGCCCTAAAATATTTTTTAGACCTTCATTAATGGCCCCGACATATCCTAAAGGTTTGTCATACCAAAGGTAACTTACAATTAACCCTTGTTCTGCTAAAGGATTTAAGAATGCATCAAATTTTGCTCTATCTTCCATGCCGTTCATAACAATCAAAATTTTACTATTTATTTTTGGATTGTTGTTGAGATTCAGGCTTTCAATACATGGTTTAAGAGCATTGTCGAAATTAATCCCTGCGGATGGAATAAGAATAGTTATTTTCTTATCGTTCATAAGAAACTCCTTTGTTTTTCAATCTTATTTTTATTCGTTTTTACTACACTTCTATTTATGATATCTCTTATAACTGTTCTCTTTTATGATTTCTTTTGGTTTTGAAAAGGTCGTTGTTTCTGTTCCTTGATTTTTCTTGAAACAAGAGGTAATCTCAGAACAAAGTTCCCAATTTTTACAGATATGTTTTTTTGATTTGGTGCCATCCAATCTTGATACATAAACCATGACAGGAAAAAAATCGGCTTTCGGGCAAGCGGCTCTCGCCTCTCTGTTCATGGAATGTTGGCATGTCAAACATACCCCTTCATAATAAGAAACTTTTGCCACACCTTTTTCTTTTTCTTCTTTTATCAATTTTTTTTCGTTTATATGGAACATTTTTAACTCTTGACAATAAGATTTGCGGCTTCGGCTTCCAATTCTTCAGGTGATGCATAACCTTGTTTTATCAATCCTGATACATCTTTGACATTTCTATATCCTGCTCCAATCCATCTTGCGGCTTCACGAGGATAAACCACAACTTCTTCCCATTCTTTTGCATCAGCAGGTTTCATATGCAATGCTTTCCATGCTTTCACCAAAGAAGGATATTTGAATCCTGCTTCTAACCAACTAGCTAGTTCCTGTAATACCACACCTGCCTCTAACCATTTTGGCACATCGGTGAGTTCTATCAGTTCCTTATTGACAAGAGGTTGAACATATTTGCTTAAATTTTCTAAATCGATTTTTAAATCTTCAGAAAAGCGTATCATTACATCGGGGTCTTGTACTCCAATTTTTGCCCATTTTTCATAAGTATCAGGATTGACTCCTTTCTCTTTGAATGCCGTGGCAACTTCAGGCTGAGCCTGGACCCGATGCCATCCAAGAACTTCTTTGTAGTCTTGAATACCTGCTTCGTGATAACCTTGAATATCATAAGGATTTAATTTTTGTTTATGATATATCGCCGCAACACTTGGCTCAATGCCAGGAATCATATCTCTCCAATAAGCGGCCTCTTCTGCCGCTTCTGCATTTTTTCCAAAATTAGTCTGCCATCTTTCACGGTCTATTTCATCGTCAGGAAAAAATTCACCCCAAGCCGCATCATCAGGCGACTCTAGTTTAAAATCATCAGCCATTATTTAGTTCTCCTTCTAAAGATTCTTCTAATCCATCCTAATAAAAGAAAGGATATACCTGTGCCGTAACAAGAAGCGGCCAGAATTAACATCATCACAATTAGTAGGTTGGAAGCCTTATTCATTCTTCACCTACTGTTATTTAGTGTTTTATTACTTTTCATTAAATTTTCCCCCGCCCATAAAGGTTGAAGATTTGTGTAATGACATGCTTTTAGAAACTCTTTCCTGTTTTGAAGATTGAAAGAGTCTAAAGGTATAATGTGGTCAATATGCCATCCATAAAATCCGTAGTTATCCCAATTCATACCCTCTTTCCATTTAGATTCCAAATAAGTTTTGAATTCAGGAATAGAACATCCGAGGTCTTTAACTGCGGAGCCTGATTTTTGATTATTTTTTATTGCTAAACGAATTCTGCTTCTTAAATAATGAGCGAGTTTAAAATGAATATCAGTTTTTAGTTTATTATTAATTTGTGTATATATTTTTTCTTTATTATTTTGATAATATTTCTTTTTTTCTATTTTTATTTTCTCTTTGTTGTTTTGCCGATATAATTTTTTTCTATTTTTTATCTCTTTTTTATGATTTTCATAATATTTTGTTTCTTGTATAATTATCTCTTTTTTATGATTTTCATAATATTTTTTTTGACGTTCTTTTTGTCTTTTTAATTTTTCTTCTTTAGATAATGTTATTCGGGGTAAAATTCCTTTTTTTCTACGATATTTTTCTCTTCTTTTCTTTATTGCTTCTTTTCTTTCTTCATCAGTAAAGTATTTTTTCTTCACTTTAACCTCCACCAAAGTTTAGTTAGTGTAGGTAATCCGAAAAGTGGTGGCTTTTCAGAAGGGTAGCAACTCCTTGTCCCTACACTATTATTTAGTGTTTTAAGAGAGTTCTTGTTGTAAATATTTCCAAAGAGCAGATATTTTTTCTTTATTATTTTGCCAACCAAAGGACAAAATAGCATCCCCTACATAGAAAAACTCCTGCTCGGCTATTAGTTTTAGTTGTTTTTCTATATTGCCGCTTTTGTCAATTGTCCGAATCTTGCGTAATTCGACAAGGAGAACTTGAATTTTTTCGAACTCTTCTTCGCTAAAGTTCTCGGTCAATTGGGTTAAATCTTCTTGCGTTGGCTTTCCTAATTTTCTTTTGGATTTCTTTTTCATATCTTCTGCGTTTCTCTGATGGCTTCATAAAAAAGGTATGTTCACGAAACTCTGCAACTATTTTTTCATCGATGACTTTCTTGCGAAAACGGCGGTAGAGCGACTCAAACCCTTCTTTTTCCTTTGCGATGACGTATGCCATTTTTTTTCTCCTATTTTATCCATTATGTGTTTTTTAAAACAATGTTGACAAATATCTACTTCTATTTTTTGACCATCTTCAAAGATGGTGTTATACCCGCATAATTTTTCAATATGAACAAATTCTTGGGCTTCTAAAAATTCCTTCTGACCTAACGAAATATCCCATGAATATTTCTTGCCGCAAACATCACAAGTTACGGAATCCAATTTATTAATTTTCGATAATACAAGTTTATAATTTTTCATATTTTCCTCCAACCTTTGTAAAGGGGAACACCTAAAATTTCAAGTTCTCTTTCTCTTTTTGGTATGTAATCAATCAAATCATAAATTATTTTTGTCTGTTCAGGGGTGAACATCCATCGCTTATTCACGTTTTTGTCAGCCCAAAATTTCGCTGTGTTGGTTCCTCTTTCTGAAGCCGTGGCAAACCAATCGGCTACCATTTCACCGATATAAAGTACAGGCATTTTAGTTGCATCGATGGTTTGAGACATTTCATATAATGCATCAGGATTCACCAAGTTTGTTGTTAGCGGACACCAATATTCAGGATGGTGTTTATTGGTTTTTATGTGATGAGCCATAGCATCAACCATAGGCTTTTTCATGCAGTCGGGCGGCGACCATTCTATTCCTTTTTTCTTTCTGTTGTGGCCCCAAGTGATAAAAATATAAGGCTCTCTTTCTTCTTCGTCAAAAAATTTGGAAATGTCATGCGGTGGGTCAATATCACCCTCGGATATTTGATGTAATCCTTTGAACATGGGGTCTATTTTTTCGATGAGAGAGCAATAAGATTGAACGGTATGAATATGATTCCAAGTACGCCCAATGAAATAATCTTCCATTTCGTCTGTGTATTCTTTCATATCTTACCTTTTTCTATGATGCGGTATTCGTATTGTTTCTTGAACTCAGGATATTTTCTTTTGTCATTTTCCATCGCAACTTTTGCGGTTTCATAATCGTAATATTTTCTCATCGTTTCCCATTCATTTTCCTTGTGAAAAAACATAGTTGACCAAGAGGTTTTCCATTTCTCCCATGCTTCAGCAGTATAACGAGTTTGTACCAACCATTTTTTCGGTTGTTTGTGATGAGATTTTGGTTTAGGAATTTCGGGAGCCAACATCCTTTTCTTTCGTTTGTACTGTTCTCGCTCAAATGCTCTTTGAGTCATTTATAACCTCATTATTCCTATCTATATTATACCATAACCTGTACTAAATCCAATACCTCACAAATCTTTTAAACAGGTCTTTTATTTCACTCTTCTTCAATTCCTTGTCTTTCAATTCATCTTTGAAAATGGCTTGCCATTTGAAGTAAAGCCACTTCGTCAGGAGTTTGTAAACAATGTTCCACGGCAAAAAATTTCTACTGCGATATTTTTGCACGATGCCTAAGTCGGCACCTTCAAGACTTTTTGAAAATTCATCGATTCTTTTTTTATGGATGGAATCCAACTGATTGATGTAAGTATCCAATTCAAGTTGTAGATAATTCAATCTCTCATCAAAATTCAAATCTGATTTATCGTAATCAGTTACAAGTCCCTGGACCATTTCTGCAATTTCATCTAATTGAATATCCAATCGTTTTGCAATTTGGGCGGCAAGTTTTTTGGGATTGGCTAACACAGCTTCCACTTCGTCCACTTCAGCAGGTTCCTTTATCCATTTATCCTGCAATAAATCATAGATGCCGTCAGCCAATGTTTCCATATCTTTCACTTCATCATTGCGGTAATAAAAATTGATTGGGAAAGGCCCGAAGAAATGACGCTCGTTGATAACCCTTGTGGTCTTGCCATAATTTTTCAAAGTGTCCGCATCGACATCACAAAATACATTGCAATCAATGTCGGATTCTTGCGACCAAAATTTTCCCGTAATGGAACCTACGATTATCAATTCACGATACACAATTTTTAGTTCACGAAGAATATCTATAATCCGTATGCGAATCAAAGGGTTGATTTTTTTGTCTTTCCACACATAGGGATTTTCCGATTCTTGTGCGGGGTCAATAATAGATTCACGCAAGGTTTTGAAGTTCATTTTAAGTTGAGGGGATACTAGAAGTAGTGGTTTCCTGAAATTTAACGATAGTGTCCATTAATTTTTCTACATCCTCATCGTTATAAGTCATTCTTTGGTTTCCGACATTACCCAATAATTTAGCCAATTCTAATTTTTCATTTTGAGTCATTGATTCTCTATTGGTTCTCAATTTGTGAATCAACTTTTCTATTTTTCCCGCCTTTGGGGATGATACTACTTTATGGTACTCATCTAAATATTGTAAAAAATAATTTTTAAATCTTTCAAAATCAGTTTTTTCCATACCGTCAATCCCACCAATTATTTTTTTTCTATCTTCTTTAAAGTTGTTTATTAATTTTTTAACTATTGCCAAAACTTTATCTTCTTGAAGTCCCACCATTGCATAAAAATCGGTATAATCTGCTTTCATTTTACTTCCTCTTCTTTGCTTTTGCTATTTGTTTGTTTCTTTGTGCTAAAAGCGCAGCAAACTCTTCATCTGTCCAAGGCTTATTCCTATCTTGTTTTTGTTGTCGTTTTCTCTTTGGTTTTGATACAGAGGTTTCCGAAAGACCTAAACTTCTTTGTATAATACCGTTTACTTGGGGGCTGTTGCTAATCAAACCTTTGATTACTTTTTGCTCATCATCGGTATATTCTTTTTTGTGTTTAAATATTGAGATAACACTACTTACCAAATTTGTCATGTTTGTGAGAAACTCTGTTTTTACCCCAAACAACCTACCAATATTTGCAAGATTCTGAATGACATCTGCTGTTTTCTTACCTATTTGTTCTGCTTTGGTATCTTCTTGAATTTTTCGTTTGGGTTCTATTACTTTAAATTTCATAATGCTTCTCCATCCTTATTTATTATAAATCAATAAATAGAAGTGATGGCTTTATACAAATTTTCTAAGCAACAAAAATATTGCGGGACATGCGATTATTGGTATGGTTGCAGAAAACTCGATTCTATTTGGAATCCAATGTTTGTTATTGTTGAAGGAGCAGGTGCCGAAGAAATGGGAGTTTGTGGACATCGCCGCAGCGGTTGGTGGAATCAGAAGAAAAAAGCAAATATGACTTGTCCGAAATGGGAATTGTTTGCAAGGTTGAAGAATCTCTAAAAATGGGAACAATATATATAGCAACTAACTTGACAAATCAAAAGCAATATGTGGGTAGAACTGTACAAAATTTTAAAAATAGGAAAAATAGTCATATAAAATTGAGCAAAGAAGAAAATCCAAAATTCTTTTTTCATAAGGCTATTAAAAAATATGGAGTAGATTCTTTTAAATGGATATGTATAGAATATCCCAAAAAAGAGTTGAATGAAATGGAGATGTTTTGGATAAAGACTTTGGGCACAAAGGCACCAAATGGTTACAATTTAACTGACGGTGGAGAAGGTACTTTCAACCCATCAAAAATAACAAGAATGAAAATGAGTGAAAAAAGAAAAGGTATGTATGAAGGAGAAAAAAATCCTTTTTTCGGTAAACATCATTCTACTGAAGTTTGCCAATTTTTATCTGATATCAATAAAGGTGAAAATCATCCGCATTGGGGTAAAAAACATTCTGAAAAAACCAAGCAACTACAATCTTTAAATATAAAAAATCATCCACAAAGAAAAGAGATAAATGAAAAAATAAGAAAAGCCAAGTTAAAAATGTTCAAATTCCTATCTCCTAAAGGAAAAGAAGTTATTTGGAAAAATGGTATCAATAAATTTTGTGAATATTATCAACTAAACTATCATAGTATTTGTGCTATTATGAGCAATCATTGGAAACGAACCGAATATAAAGGTTGGAAGTTTTTAGGGATGGTAGAATAATGCTACAATTTTCCTCAAATATATATTATTATAATAAAAATATCAAGTCGATGTTGATAGGATTTCTCAACATATTTCCGCAGATGCAGGTAAAAACCTACAATTCCGAAACAGGCCAACCTGAATCGACAATGACTGTTCCTATCATGTTCGGCCCGATTGAAAGAAGCACTTATATGAATTCTGAAGGGCAAAGTGTAAATCGCACAGTTCAAATGCCATTGCTTCATTTTGAATTGACCAATATGGAACTCGACAAGAACCGTGCCTTTGCAATGAAAAGTTTGCATGCGATAGGTAGTCGCTCAGGGGTTGATATCGATAATCTAATGCCTCAACCTTGGAACTTCACTATTATCATGAACATCTATGCGAAGTATCAAGAAGAGTTGATGCAGTTGATTGAACAAATTGTCCCTCTGTTCAATTATCATAGAGTTTACTACACCTATCATCCCATTTTTTCAGAGACCATTACATTGCCGCATTGGGCGAACATTACGACATATCCAAATTTTGCATTCAACTATGATTATCCTGCGGACGAACGCCGAGGAATTCTTGCTGTTCCCGTTACGTTTTTGATTGAAAGTTGGTTGGTTCGTGAGTCTTATGAATCGTATGGATTGGTTAAGGAAATTATCACCAATTACCAAGATTACGCAACGCAAAAAGGTTTATCAAAAGTTAGGCTCCTGGCTGACCCGACAATTCGTGAAGTGATTTATACGGCGAACCCTTTATACACTCCTGCACTTGGACAGTTACTTAGTGGCTCACATTTTACAGGAACTATCGTTGATGTTGCATCGGGGTTTTCGGGGGTTTCTTCTTATTATTCTGACGGGTCTGCATCGGGTTGGTCTGGATATTCGGATGGAAAATTAGTTGTAAAATTCAATACGGAAAAAGAAGTCTTTCTCAAAAACGAAGGAATACGGGTTGGACTTTCTGCCGTTGGCACAACTTGTTCTTGCGAACCATACAAACCTTTTGTACAATCAGATTATGGTTGGTCTGCATATTCGGGGGTTTCTGCTGTCAGCGGATGGAGCATGTATTCAGGTGTCAGCGGTTATTCGACATATGTTGTTCACCCGTCTTACTCAGGTTATTCGGAGATAAAAACGGATGGGGTTTCGGGTATTATATAAAATATAAAATTATGAAACATGATAAAATTCAAAACAATAAATAAGTATGATGGAGGTACAAGATGAATGCAGAAGCAAAAGTAACTATTGTAAATAAGAGTGCTAGTTTACAAACGGTAACTTATACGAATTGGACATATGCGAGTCCCTCGACATCCCGTTCGGTAGTTATTCCCGCAGGTTCTAGTTTCGTTACTTACAATTGGTGGGAACTTGACCCCGATGATGGCGTAACTCATGTGGCTGTAACGGAAAATATTTTTAATCTTCCTATTGATGAAGGAACCACCTTGACTAAAATTCTTATTCAAGATTTTGCATATGATAAAGACAGGGTGTCAATCACATTAACAGCAGGTAGTTACAGCGCATAAGGAGAATCACAATGGCAGAATATATTAAACCTGGAATTTATATCAATGAGTACGACAAGTCCTCATATATTACGGAAGGCCCAACTACAATTACAGGTATTTGTGGAACCTCGGCAAAAGGACCAGCAAACGAAGTAACCTTGATGACCAACTATTCCGAATTTGTTACGACATTCGGACAGGATAGTGGTTATCTAGATTTTTTTGCTAGATTCTTCTTCAAATATGGTGGAAATAAATTACTCGTTGTCCGTGCGACTGACCAATTCAGTTTCGCAGGTATCACCAACGGTATTGAGTCGATTTATCAAGTTAAAACAACATTAGCACCTAGCGATACAGAAATTGATATCGAATATGTTTCGGGAGCCGATTATACATATTGGCCCGATTCAGGACTAGTTCGTTTAGACTACAATGGGGATACTGAATATATTGTCTATCGTGAATTGTATCATCTTTCAGGAGCAAGCAACCTTCAGTTACTTGGTTGTCATAGGGCAGTAGATAGCACAACCGCAATCACGATTAGCACTTGGGGAATCTCAGTAACTCCAGATGCAACTACGGATTATTTTACCTCAGTAACACCACACGGACTTGTAAATGGACAAAATGTCCGCTTTACAGGAGTAGGTGGTGGTGTATCAACGGGAACGGATTATTGGGTTATTAATAAATCATCATATAGGTTCCAAATCACCGCAGTTAACGGTGGAACCACCCCATTTAATTTGACAGACGCAACAGTAAATACTGCTCAAAAATATCCTGTTCCAACAAAGTATATCCATGTTGTAACACCTGTAGTTTGTGGAAATATTGTTTCAGGAGAAGGCACAGCGTCAATTGCTCTTGATGGTATGAAATATGGTCAATTGCTTGTTGGTCAGACTATAAAATTTGCAGATATATCAAATACTGAAAGAGTAATTCGTGGAATTACCACAGCATTTAGCGAAAGCGCAAGAACACAAGCAATAACCCTTACGGGGTCGGCTCCTGCGGCAGTAGATGCAACTTGGGCATGTGTGGTTCCAAATCCGTTTTATGGGGAAATGGGAGCATATACTTTACCGATGTATTCAAACTATGATGCATGGGCTTTGCCGAAGTATGATGAAAATGGTTACGTAACAAAAGGCGCAGGAATCTCAGACCCAACTGAACCCGCAATTTTCATGAACATTTATGCTCGTTCATGCGGTGCATGGGCAAACACGGACGTTCGTGTAACAGTTTACACTCATGCAACATGGGATTCAGCAACCGTTACTCCATATTTTAAAAACAAAGTAGATTTCGCTCCATCAACCGATGATGAACTTTTGGTTATCGTTGAAAGCGTAGCAACAGGAAATATCGAAGAATCTTGGTTGGTATCATTGATTCCAACAAAGGTCGATTATTGGGGTAAGGCAATGTTTATTACCGACCTCATCAACGACTATTCAAATTGGATTCGTGTATTCGTGAACCCACAGTATATTGCCGCAACAGGAAGTGCATATAATACACCAACCTCAATCACTTATCTTCCTCATTCATTTGAACGGTATTATCTTGGTGGTGGGACGGATGGTGCATCAAGCATCACTTCTCTTGGTATTTACAGCACACCACAAGTTAGAGAATTTAAGATTATGGCAGGATACGACTTGTTTGCCGACAAGAATAAGGTGGACGTTGACCTTATTTCGGCAGGTGGAAATCAATCGTTAGCAATTCAGGCTAATATCAAGTCTATCTGCGAAACAAGAAAAGACTGCGTAGGTATTTTGAATATTCCTTGGGGCTTGTCAATTACGGATGCTGTTCGTTACAAGAACCTTTTGGGAAGCACCACATATTCAGCAATCTATTGCAACGGCTCAAAGGTTTTGGATGCATTCACGGGGTCTTATGTAACCCTTCCACCTGCAATTCAGGTAACTCCATTGATTGTTAAGACAGACCTCATCAGAGACCCGTGGTATGCCGTGGCAGGTGTCAACCGTGGTATGTTGAATGAAGTTATCGAACTTGAAGAAGATATCACCGAAGGTGATTTTGAAACGCTTTATGGTGCAGGTATTAACCCGATTATCAATGATGGCGATGGCCCTGTTATTTACGGTATCAAAACCATGTACACAGGTTCGTCTGCTTTCAATAAACTTCCAATTCGTAGATTGATGTTGAAGATGGAGAAGGACATCAAGAATAGCATGAAGGCTTTCTTGTTTGAACCGAACACTTTCGATACGAGATTGAGAATTGTTAGAACGGTCGAGCCTTACCTTGAATCAATCAAAGCAAGAGATGGTATCGAAGATTTCCGTGTAGTCTGCGACTCTACAAATAATACCAATCAGACTATAGCACAGGGTCAAATCATTGTTGACATTTACATCAAGCCTGTATTCGCCGCAGAATACATCATCTTTAACTTCACGGTTACAAAGGATGAAATTAGCTCGATTATTAACAATGCATAAGGAGAGTAAAACATGGCTAATGCAGTAATCCCACCGACAGCGTTTTTTGATAGAACAATTCCGAAAACGGATTATCACCGTCAGTATTTGTTCAAGGTCGTTCTTGACAAAATTGCGGGAGCCGCTGATGAATCGTTAATTACGTATTTTGTTGCCAACACATCTTCACCTACTGAAACTACAGGTATGATTCCTGTCGATTGGATGAACTCCCAACTCAAACTCGGTGGCAGAACCATCTATGCAGAATGGACAGTAACAGTTAGAGACGATACAGATTCGAAGGCTTATCAATATTTCAAGTTATGGAGACGTTTGGTTTACCAAACCTCCGACCAAGGTGGTGTAGCAGGTGGCGGTGGACAATCAAGCCTTCCTTGGGAATATAAAAAGAGCATCAGCCTCTTTCTTTTGGATAATCGTGGAGACGAAACCAAAAGAGGGTATGTTTTGAAAGGAGCATTCCCAACAGTTATCGGGGCGATGACTTTAGATTATTCGACAGAAGGAATTGTTACCTTCCCTGTTACCATACAGTATGACGAGTTCTTACCATATCCTCTATAATTGATATAAATTTTATATTTGGTACAGGGGGTAAGGAACAAAACTAAATGGAAAGATTATCCCCGAAAAGTTTTAGTACAATCATTGATTCTATTGAGTATCAAAAAGCCTATCTATTTCGTATTCTGCTTCCTGAAGTTGACTTGATTGATAGTTCAGGAAATAGAGGGGCCACGAAACTAAAACCATTTGAAAAATTCGAATTATGCACTTCAGCAACAGCATTGCCTGGTTTACAAACGGATGTTCAACCTATTCCTTATTACAATGGAGAATTGAAGATTGCCACTAAAACCAAATATGGAAATTGGGGTGCGACATTCAGATTGGATATAAACAAACAAGCGGCAGGGCATGGACTTGGGCCTATAACTAAAGTCTCTAGTCCTCTTTTAAGTTATTTTTTTGGAATCAATGCCAATATCCCATTAGACGCTACGAGCACATATCAATATTTTTACAATTGGGCTAGGGTCGTTTACAATATTAAGACCCGTGTTTCTTATTTACCAATAGTTTATAAACAACCGATAGATTTATTTTTACTCAATGAGCAAGGTCAAGACATTTTGAACTTTACATTGTATGGAGCATTTCCTGTCAATATTAGTGGTGGAAATTTGGATTATGCCAATGATGGTCTATTGACTTATAATGTTGATTTCGCATTTGATAGTTTTGAGTTAAAAGATGTAGGCACGTCTCAATATGTATCGGCATCAACAGCGGCAGACCAAAGAGCGACACAACTAAAGGCCATTGAAAATATTAAGAATTCTACTGTAGAAATTGTGAAAGAGGGAATAGAAGGTGTTAAAAACGAATTGGAAGCGATAGCAACAATATTCAAATAAAATGGCAAACATATTCACTATCAAACAATTTAATGAAATAGCAATCAAGGATTATCTTCGAACCTATCTTTTTCAAGTGGATATATCTTATCAAGGTTCGGCTCAATTTAACTGTCAATGGATATCAAATACAGCAACTCCTGTCGTGGTTACAAGTGCCCAAGTTATCGATTACATGCACACCCAAGTTAGAAGAGGCGGCAAAACCATTCCCCAACAATGGCAAATTACTGTAAGAGATGATAGTATGGGAGAAGCATTTTCTTTTTTTAATACATGGAGAAATTTGATATATCCTCATATGAAAACATCCGTCCCGTTTGATTATAAGGGGTTTGCTACGTTGAGATTGATGAACCCTTCTTTTGAATTGGACAGGATTTATAAACTTTATGGTGTATGGCCTATGGAAATTGGTGCTATCACATTGGATTATGAATCAGATAATATCAGTACATTCCCCGCAACCTTATCTTTTGATTTTTTTGAAACAGGAAGTATATCAACATGATGCCGATGTCGCCTTCAGAATTCCAAAATACTTTAAACAAATATTTAGATTTTCATAGAGCATATTTGTTTAGAGTTCTATTTTTTGATAACATTGTTGGAACCGTAGGCGGCATTTTAGTAACTGAATTAATCTCCGCAACAGATACTCCATCTTCATCAACAACTCAAATTAACGTTGGGTGGATGGGAAGTAAATTGAAATTGGCGGGTAAGACTGATTATGTAAATTGGAAAGTGAGTGTTCGTGATGACGCTAGAAATGTGGCCTTTTCTTATTTTCAGGATTGGCGGGAAAGGGTATATAGCATCAAAAGCGGACGAAGTTATAGAGAATCGGGGTCTTTATCAAAATTGGGATATAAAAGGTCAGCAGTAGTTGCCTTGATAGGAAATAGGCCAACAGATTTGACAATTGCAAGAGCATATATTTTACGTGGAATATGGCCTACTGATGTCGGCCCTGTTTCGCTTGATTATTCTACAGAACAATTATCAATTTTTCCTGTGAATTTTTCGATGGATTATTTCGAACCTTATTCTTTAACTTCCGAACTTAGTAAACTAATCACAAAAGTATAAATCTCAAAAAACGAAATAATCAACATTTTACATAAATAAAGGTGTCCAAGTACAAAGGAGGATTTTATACAAATGGAACAACCAAAAAATTTACAACAAATTGCGAAGGAAAAGGCTCAGGCGCAGATGCCTAATGCCCCAACCCCCGCACCTACAGTTCCCAACGTGGAAGCTGAGGGGATGGAAAAGTTAAATGCTTTACCATCCAATCACATCATGAATGTTATCAGGTCGTTGAAGGAAAACCAAACAAGACCGACCGTATGGTTTGATTTTGAATTACCTTCAAATGGGAAATGCGGTTATCCGAAAGACATCAAATTGAGGGAGTTAACAACTGAAGATGAGAAAATTCTTATCAAAGAAATGTTTGCTTCAAAGGACAATTCACTCTTGGATGTTATCAAAAAATGTGCCAAGTTTGAGACCATGCCGAACTTCGATTTTGAAAACTTGACGAATTTTGACCAAGACTTCATTATTATTGAATTGTCGGCAATCACTTTCCCAGGTGAAAAAGACATCACCATTACGGATGATAAGAACCACAAAATCGGAATCAAATTGAACAAGGAAGATTTATCTTTTACTCCTGTTCCTGCCGATTTAGAATATCCGTTAAAAGTGGTCTTGCCTTCAACTAAAATCGAGTGGTATCTCAATTTTATTACTTTGAAAAAAGTGAAAGAAATTGATAAGGCTGTAAAGTCTTTATCTGCCGATGTCTTGACCCGCTTGCTCGTTTCTATTGCTCTTTCAACAGAGAAAATAGAGAAAAACAATCAACCGATTACGTCTGAAAACTTTTATGAACTCGTAAAGTTGCTTGACAGCCTTCCCCCGACAGATTTGAAAAAAATCATCGACTCGTATAATGAAATGAGTGAAGCGTATGGTTATAAACTGACCAAAGACTATTACTGCACCGAATGCGGTAAGGGAGGGCAGATGGAGCTTGAACCGCTCAACTTTTTTCGGATTACAATATAACGCTTCAAAACTAGTCAGTCGCTACAAGGATTTATTGACGGAAGTTTTTAACCTTAGTTATTTGGGGCATTTAGGCGGTATTAACGATATTTTTGCTTTATCAGTAAACGATAGAATCATATTTTTAGATATTTTGAATAAGACGCTAAATGCAGAGAAAAATAGTCAAAACGCTATACAACAAATACGATAACAATAAATAGTAGTGAAGGACAGGGCTGACGAGCCTTTTTGAGATGCCTTAATCATTTCAAATTACTTCATTTATATTTTGACCGATTAAGGAGGGCAAAATGAATTATAAACATCTTACTGAAGAAGAAAGAAAACAATCAAAACAAAGAAGAAATCATAGATATTATGAAAATAATAAAAAAAAGATAATTATAGAAGTAAAAAAATATCGTAAAAAACATAAAGAAATTTTACAGAAGTACAGTAAAAATTATTATCAAACTCATAAAAAGGAAATAAATACTAATCATAAAAATTATCGTGAAAATCATAGAAAAGAAATGTCCAAATATATTGTAAATAGATTAAAAACAGACATAAATTTTAAACTTGCCCATAATTTACGAAATAGATTGAGAAAGGCTTTACATCGTAACCAAAAATCGGGTTCCGCAGTTGGAGATTTAGGTTGTTCTATTTCTGCCCTCAAAACATATTTAGAATCCAAGTTTCAAGAGGGAATGGCTTGGGAGAATTGGAGTAAAACAGGTTGGCATATAGACCATATTATACCTTTGGATTCATTCAATCTTCAAAATAGGGAAGAATTTCTAAAGGCTTGTCATTACACAAATCTTCAACCACTTTGGGCTGAAGAGAATATTACTAAAGGAAACAATTTATTATAATAAATAATATTGAAAAGGATTTTCTCTTTCACTTTCAATAAGGATTTCACAATATGGCAGAAGTTAATTTAAAAGACCTCGAAGCAATTCAAACCTCTCTGAAAAGCATTTCAAGCAAGACAACTTTTGATGAAGTCAAAAAATCCATTGTTAATCTTGCTGATTCCTTAAAAGACAGTTTGGAAGAATTTCAAAAGAATGAAGCCAAAGCCCGACAGAGAAGAACCCAACTGAATGCAACCCATTTACAAGAAGAATTGAAAAAAAGACTTGACCTTAATAAAAAAATAATGACTTGGGAAGCAAAACAGTTTGACGAAAGATTTGAATTGAACAAGCGTTATCATACAAGAGTAGTCAATGAACTGAAGAAGCAACATAAGGAAAGAGAGTTTCTTGAAAAAAGGATGTTCTTGCGCCAAGCCGCAATGAATAAAGAATTTTACGGAAAGATAGATGAGAGTTTTAAAAAATTAAACGATAGGACTTCAAAACTTGCAGGAAAACTTGACTCTGTTTTTGGTACAGGATTTTTTACTTCTCTTCAAAAAATTTCAAGTTTAATTACAGGATTCACTAAAAATGCTTTGAAACTAACACTTGGGGGCTTACAATTTATACAAACAGCAAAACAAGGTGGGATAAAAAAAGCCTTTGCACAAACCAAAATAGGTAAAGGAATTCATACTGCTAAACGAACAGTAAGACGAGCCGCAAGCACTATTAGAAAGATTACAGGTGCAGGGGTTAGTGGAAGAATAGAAAGTAGAAAGGAAAAAGAAGAAGCAGAAAAATCCCAATCAGGTATAGCCAAAGGAATAGGAAAAACAGGAAAGACACAAGAAGCCGCACTTATAGGCCAAGTTAAATTTTTTGAATGGTTTAAAAAATTTGCAATATTTAAATGGCTTTGGGAAAAAGCAAATTTCGCCGCTGATAAATTATCCAAACTATTAGGCCTTGGTGGTGAAGGTGGGATTAAAGGTTTATTCAAAGCAGGATTAGGTAAATTTTTTAGTACGGGAATAGGAAAATTTATAGGCGGTACTTCAGGCGGTCTCTTACAAAAAACTCTCACATCAATAGTGGGCCTAGGCGGGGCCATCGGCGGCATCAAAGGAGCCATCAAAGGAATAAGCCAATTTGGAGCTGTATCAAAAAAATATGGTGGGGGTGCTGAAGGCGATGCTATGGGTGTCGCTTATACTGCCAAAAAAATATCAAGTGGAATTTTATCAGGATTGACGTTGGGGTTAGTTTCTCCAAAAAGCATGGATAAACTAATCAATGCTGGTAGTAGAATAACTGAAAAATTTGTGGATGCTTTATCTCCTAATCAAAAATTTTATGATAAACTCAGTCAAGCAAAAACAGGATTAAGTAAACGTTCAATAGATATAGGAAAGACATTGGATTCCATTATGGAAAAAACAGGGACAAAAGGCACGGGAGCCTCCCAAATGAAAGCAATTATGGCTGACAAGGAAAAATGGAACAAACTCAATAAAGAAGAACAAGAACTTGTTAGAAAAAAAGTAGAAGGTGCCAAAAAACTTCAACAAGTTGCCCAACTCCCTGCAAATAAACCTGTAGAAAAGAAGGCCGCACAAGGATTCCCTGGTATTAAAACACCAACAAAACTTGGAGACCTTTTTGGAAAAATTAGTAGGCAAACCAATCTTACTGTAGGTGAAGGTGGTGAAGAATACTTAGCGGTTTTGAATAAAGAGCAATATAACGATATAAAAGGCTTACTAGGTACAAATTTACAATCTTTCAATTTATCGCAAAAATTAAAACCAAAACCAAAAACATTTATGCAAAATTTAGTTGATAAATTTAAACTATCAAAAAAGAAAGAATCTCCATTAGAAGATAAACCAAAAGACCAACAAAATATGGCCCCTAGTGCGAATATTGATTTGAGTTCTTTCACCATTCCTAATATCAACACAAGTATTCAAAAATTACAACCAACATTTAAAACTAAATTACTTGGAATGTTAGGAGAATATAAAAAATTATCAGGAAAACAAGCTCCTGTTAATGAGGCTTATCGTGATACGGAATATCAAAAAAAATTATATGAAGCAGACATTGCCAAAAAAAGATTAAATCCTGCTCATAGAATGAAAACAAATAAACCAGGAACATCTCCTCATGAAAAAGGCATCGCTGCCGATTTGAATACTGCTGATTTGGATGCGATGGATTATAAGTATGGTTTAATAGATAAATATAAACTTAAAAGAGCATCAAGTTATTCTCGAATTGGTCCAGGTAAGAGACATGAAAGTTGGCATGTCCAAGCCGCAGAAGGTGCGGCATTTGATAAAGCACCTAAAGATTTCATGATGAAGGGTCATGCAGGAGAAGGGGCATTTGTTGCCAAGTCTAAAGAATTTACAACCGTATTCAAATATTTTGAAATGGGTAAGAAACTTGCGGAAGAGGCTTCAGGTGCGGTTAAAGATGTATCGATGGCATTTGCTAAGGATAAGCCAGGACAAGCATTGAAAAATATGCAAAAAGAACAAGGCATAGGAGAAGGTAAAGATTCAAAAATTGTTAAATTACTTTCCGATATCAAAACAGGAATTGAAAAAGGAGCAAAACCTTCTGAAGAAAAAGAGGCTTCAAAATCCTCACCATCTGTTCCACCGTCAACAAAAGGCGGCGAGGCCAACTATAAATCAAGAAGTGATGTCTTTCCATCTGATACGATGTTTACAAATATGTACGCTCTAGTTTCGCAATTCAGCGGAGGATATTAAAATGGCAGATAATTTTGTAGCCGCAGATGAAAGGAATATGACATATGCGGAAAGAGCAAATATCAGATTGGATTTTCATAGATGGATTCCGTCCAAAGAAAATCAAACACAAGAAGTAGAGGAAGATGTTTCTTCTCCTGCGGATGATATAGAGAGGTCATCTCAATCAACAAGCACTTGGTATCATTCTCTTTATGGATTTTTAAAAGACGAAGGTTTATCTTTAACACTCAATAATAAATTTGAAGTTGCTTTGAATTTAGTGGGTGGATTATTGGGGCAATTGGGTGAATTGACTGCGGGAGTTACTGCTCTTGGAAAAGCAATAACAGGTAATCAAACCCAAGGATATATTACAACAGGATTTGGAGAAAATGCAAGCATTATTTTGAATACACCTTTGTTTTGGCAAGGTACAGACCCTATAGAATTTTCAGTTTCATTATTTCAAATTGCAGATAAAGAAAATCAAATCATAGAAAATTATCAAAGGATTTTAGAAGTTCTATCTCCATCTACAGGCCAAGGGGCTATGACAGCCACTTTATCAGGAGAAGGGCCAGGAATTATATATGTGCATTATTTTCCTGAAGTTCAAAGTGGGACAGGAAACGCCGCCGCAGGACAAGGTAAAATTATATTCGGCCCGTGTCTTTGTAGAAGAGTAGATATGAGAATTGCGCCGCCATATTCATTTCAGTTTATGCCGATTGTAGGAGAATATACTTTCACTATGGTAACATCCAGAATACTTGACAGGTCTCAAATTCAATCACTTTTTAATAAACAGTTTCCATATCCAAAAACAGGAACCATAACATGAAATACACATATACTAAAACTACAAAAAATATTTTAGATTTTTTCGGTACGAAAATAAGATACACTTATTCTAAACTTGACGGACTCATCTACAAAGATGTAGCCAATAATACTTATTTTCAAACTGTGGATATGGAGTTAAAAATCGATAAAGGGACATATCGTGATTCTCAATTTTATACTATTACCGAAGAAACTAAATACCGTCCCGACCGCTTGGCTTATATTGCTTATGGGGATGAAACGCTTGCTTGGATAGTCTTGCGTTTCAATGACATCACAAATCCGTTTGAACTTGAAGTTGGTCGGATAATAGAGATACCATCTCTCACTAGAGTAAACAATACCCTCCAAGCAAAGAGACAAAAATTGCAATACCGTTAACATGAAAACAATAAATAATAGTGTAGGGACAAGGAGTAATTACCCATTCAGAATACCTCGTATATTCTGGATTACCTACACTATTTTAATAATTTTACGAGGGGGTTATTGAATGTCAATACAAAAATATTTTACTAAAGAAGAAAGAAGAATTGCACACAATAAAACTAATGAAAAATATCGTAGAAGTAAAGAAATAGTAGCAAGAAAAAAATTCAATACGGAAAATGAAAGAATAGCAGCAGGAATAGAATATCAAAAACAATATTATCAAAACCACAAGAAAGAAAAATTAAAAAAAGAAAAAGAATATCGTAAAAATCATAAAGAAGAAAGAAATTTATGGGCAAGAAAACATGATAATGAAAAATATGAAACGAATATTAAGTTTAAACTTGCTAAAATTTTACGAAGTAGAATGCGTTTGGCAATTCACAATAATCAAAGAGCAGGTTCAGCAGTTCGAGACCTTGGATGTTCTATTCCTGAATTAAAAATATATTTAGAGAATAAATTTCAAGAAGGAATGACTTGGGAAAATTGGAAACATAATGGTTGGCATATTGACCACGTTATTCCCTTGGATAACTTCAATCTTCAGAACAGGGAAGAGTTTCTAAAAGCATGTCATTACACTAATCTTCAACCTTTGTGGGCTGAAGAAAATTTAAGTAAACATAATAAGGTGATATAAATGCAAGGAATTGGGGATGCTCCAAAGATTACAATAAAAGGACATAAACAAGATATTAGTTTATCAAATTGGCACTTCGAAAATTTTCGTTATGTTGAAGATATCAACCTTGGATTCCCAACGATTGAGTTCGCTTTGAGAGATAATACATACAAACTTTTACGAGAAGGATTATTCGGAGATGAAGAACTGATTGTCGAGGAATTCGTAAGAGACCAATTTAAATTTGATAAAAAAAGTTTTACGATAAAGTCAATAGGGTCATTGGGTGAAGAACCAAAACCAATGGCAAGTCAAGTTGTCAAACTATTGGCAATCGACAAAAATTATGATTCTATTTTAAAAAATCAAAAATCTGTTTATTTTCTTTCTAGCGAAAAGAAGAAAATTTCTGATTTATTGAAGAAACTTTTGACACAAGTTGGTATTGTGGAAGCAGAAAATTTCAAACTAGTTATTGAAGAAACAGCACCTTTACTTGACCAAGGATTTCAAAATTTATTTATACCATACAGCAGAGACCCAATGAAGGTGATGAGAAAACTTTCCAATTACGCAATGACTCCTGATGGGACAGGAGCCTTTACGTTTTTCATCAATCGCAGAGGGTTAAATTTCGTTCCTGTTAGTAAGTTATTTGTGGATATCGTTAAAGATAAAACGCCATATTTAAGAATTTCAGATATTCGTCAAACTTACGGAATCAGTAGTGCTAAACTTTCCACTTTCAATGCATTTTCGAATTTCATTACAGGTCATGAAAAGAAAATCATGGGGTTCAACCTGTACGAAAAGGAATACAACTCGATATGGTATAAACCGAATGCAAAATACATCGAGCATTCAGAATATATAGATAAACCCGAAATCGTATCAAATGTCAAAACCATGCCATTACCCCAAGTTGCCAATAGTAATGCTATTCCTTTTTCGAAAGATTTCATTACAGGGAATATCAAAACATATTACACCCCTCTTGACAATCCAATGGCTCTGAAGGCATTTGGTGATAGATTGTATTATTCACAAATGTTCAACTATGTATTAGAACTAAATGTGGACTTGATACAAACCATGCCCGATTTTGCTATTGGGGAAATGGTTGATGTAGAATTTTTTGTTACTGATAAAGATTCATGGTCAGCCTTGAATGGTGGTTGGCTTTTAAAAAGTTTCGCATATACATATCCTGGCGATAATGTAACTTTGAAGTTGACAAGAATTGGGATTGGTACTCTTCCCGAACAGTACATAAAAGTGGGTGAATAAGATGTTTGATTTGGACAGCATTAAATCCTTAGAAGATACACAACGCAGTAATTTTTATCGTGCCCAAGTGATATCTTTGGACGACCCTTTAAATTTGAACAGAATACAAATTAATATTTTTGGCTTAACGGATGATATCCCAAGCGAAAGTTTGCCTTGGTGTGAATTGCAATTTACAGCAGGATTTTCAACTTACCCTATTCTTAATGACATTGTTTGGCTCTTTTTTGAAGGCGGTGATATTTTTCGTCCTGTATATTTAGGTACAATTTATGCGGGGCTTGATATCGATACGGATACAGGTTATGAGAAATTTTCTTTAGCAGCAGGAAGTATAACGGAATCCGCAACAGGGGTATTAGGTATAGGATACGATTTTAAAGGTATTGATGATAAAGACTCTTATCGTTCAGCCTTGCGAACTGTAAACAATGTTGAGGAAGATAAACACTTGACATTGAAAGATACAATTTCCCATTACGATGCCATTTCTTCAGGAAATACTTGGTGGAGAAAATTTTCAGGATTAGATTCTGTTAATACTGATGATATAGCACCAGGACAAACTTTATGGCTTTCAGGGGTTGACCCCACTTATGGTAAATGTCCCTTCAAAGAGAAAAAAGTTTATCCGTGGTATGAACTTCGAGAAACTAATCAAAATAGTTGGAAATCAATTTATGGTGGATGGAGATTTTTTACAGAGACAGACTTAATTAATGGTTTAGGTTCTTTCCCTGACAATATTCGCCGTACATATATGAAGCGTGTAAGAAATTGGGCAAATTGGACAGTTTGGAAATCACGAAAAGAAATATGGGTTCCTGAGTCGGGTCTTTATAAAAATGCAGTTCCTAAAAGTTGGAATTTTATTCCTATGTCTGTTACTCTTTATTCCGACCCTGAATTATTCAGCGTATCTTTTTCTAGAGATGCAATAAACACCGACCCCGAAACATTAGATGAGCGTCCTGGTGGGGATTTACATACTGAAGAAATGCAGGGATTTGTCAACATTAAACCGTTCCCATTAGGGACAATGAAAATAAAAAATCGCAAGTTTTATAAGCAATCTACATGGATGAGTTATGATGGAAAATCTGCAATAGAACTAGATGATAATGACAACTATGAACGATTAAGATTAGATTATAACTACAGCGAAGGCGGTCTTGAATTTTCCCGTGTCGGTTGGCATGGCTTGAATATATGGACAGAAGGTTCATTCATGATGAGAGCATGGGGCAGACAAGGAAATGGTAAAGGGGAAGGAATGTTTGTTGATAGTGCTATTGAATGTATTGACCATTCTCTTCTCATTAGTTCCAATAAAGCATTAATGCTTGGTGGAGATAGTTCAGCATCTTTGACATCTCTTGGCCCTGCGGGTGTCAGGTCAAAAATGAATGTAACTTCCATCACAGGTGGTGGTGGAGTAGTTATTCAAACAGAAGCAGGATTATCAACAAGAGAAGGAGTAAGTGATTTTAATAGAGGTATTTGGATGGGTTCACCTATTATTGGTGGTAATGGTCAAGCAGGTGGAGATGGTGGAATGAACGGGTGGATGCCTGTGTTATGTGATAAAGATAAAGGTGAAGCAGAAAAATATTTCAGAGCACTTAATAGTGTATTGCTTATGGTGAGAAAATTAGCGTCTATGTGTTATCAACAACCAATGGTTACAGACCAATATACAGCAGTTCCACTTGCCGTCCAACTGCGGACTTGGGCAATAGGAGCCATGCAAGTTGTTAAAGATATTAAAGAAGGTTCCCTTTCAGCAGTATCAGTTATGGCAGGAAGTGAAAAAATTAACATAGAGGGTGCCGTAAAAGGTAAATGATAAATATATTGGAGGGAAAATGTCAGAAATCACAATTATTTCTATAGATGCCTCAGAAATTGAGGGAGCATTTAATGCCGCCGCTCATACCCCACCTTTTGCGGGAGCAAATCAATTAAAAAATCAATTGGAAGCAGATATTTTAGAACTTTTAGAAGATAATGGGTTTACCCCCGTAGAGTAAAACATGGCAGAAAAAACACTACAAAACTATTACAACAATAATATTGTTGTTGATAAGGATATTAAGAAAATTTTTGCATTTTCTATGGGTGATTTACAGACCGTAACAAACTACAACTCTATAGTTCAATCCATAAGAAATATACTAAATACAAGAAAGGGTGAATTGATTGGACTAATCGAATACGGTTGTTCAGTTTACGAATTTTTGTTTGAACAAATGAGCGTGGCTAATATTGAAGGGTTACGGGCTATATTGATTTCTGAAATCCAACGATGGGAAAATCGGGTTAATATAGTAGATTTTCAATATGAAATGAACAATCCGATTGGAACTTTGAAATTGGATATGATTTTCAGCATTAAGGCTTTAGGAGCAAATCAACTATTTCGTGAAGAGTTTCTTTTGAGCAATTCGGCTGAAGCGAGGTAAAACATGGCTGATAGAATAAATGTATTGGCAGGAGATTTTGATACAATCCGTTCCGAACTGAATGCCAAATTATCCGTCCTTCCTGGTTGGAAAGACAATGTGGAAAGCGGAGTTGGTTCTAGTTTGGTTCGTATGTTTTCATATGTTGCAGATTTACTAAACTATCGTGTCAATGTTTTGGCAAATGAAAACTATTTAGATACAGCACAAATAAAAGAAAACATGATGAAGATTATCAAACTCTTGAACTATAAAGTAAAGAGAGCGGTTCCTTCTCATGGAGACCTTACCTTGTGGCTGAAAAATGTTTCGGCTAACAATATCGTTATCCCACAAGGAACACGGTTATCAACCGCCGATAATACTCTCTTTTATACGGTTTATGAAAATGAAATCATAGCAGGTGATAAAGAAATCAGCGTAAAGGCAGTTCAGGGAGTACAAAAAGAAATTAGTTATGTGTCAGATGGTTCGAAAAATCAAGAGTTTCTTTTGAACTCCGATAGCAAGAACTATTACATAGGTGGTGCAATTTGGCCCAATTCAGAATATGAATATTCAGGGCTGACGGTTTATGTCGATGACGTAGAATGGACGGAAATAGATTCGTTGGTCAATGCAACCGCTACCGATATGGATTATTATGCGGAACAATATTCTGATTATGCGGTTCGAATTGTTTTCGGAGATGGAGACTTAGGGAAAATCCCGCCATCGGGTTCTATCATCAAGTTTGTATTCAACTTGAATATTGGAAAATTCGGGAACATCAACGCAGGCTCCATTACTCGTGTTCTCGATACTATCAATGACACGGAAGCAAATCCTGTAACGGTTTACGTTACCCAATCACAATCATTCTTGAATGCAGGAGACCCTGAAGATATAGAATCAATTCGTTCCAATGCCCCAAAATATTACACGACAGGAGACCGTGCAATTACCAATGATGATATCACAGCACTAATCAATGCCAACTTTTCAAATATTCTTGATATTTATATTCTTTCAGAAGAAGATAAAAACCCGCCTAATTTCAAGGAGTTCAATCAAATCACTATTGGTTTGTTACTGCAAGATACAGATGGTGCCCCGCTTATCCCATCATCAAATGGGGAAAATTATCTTTCCTATTATGAATCTGTTGATGAGTTGATAAAGAAAAAGAGGTCAATTACCGTTCATCGCAAATACATCATTCCTGCTCCTGTAGAAATACTTTTCAAAGTAACCTATAAAAAATATGACGGCTATACAGATTCATCAACTAGAGCCGCTATTCAAGGAGCCATTGAACAATATCTTTTGAATTATGGTCGATTGGGGGCAACCGTGAAATATTCAGATATAGTGTATGCCATTGAATCGCTTAGCAGTATTGATTGGTGTTACCTTGAAATGAAAAGAAGCACGGATGCAAGTTATTCAAATCAAAATATCGTTTGTGGAGAAACAGAATTTCCCGTAAAAGCAACAGGAACATATCTAACACTCACAAGGTCGTAAAATATGGCAATAAAGTTCGTCAATCTTTTATCAAAATATCTTCCAGCACATTTCAAGATAGCCCCAAAAGATGTAGAAGTATATCTTGATGAACCCCTTGAACTTGTTCCTATTGAAAGAAACAAATATCTTGTAGGAACATTAAACCCCGATTCAACAGAAATCGAATACAATATGGGAGATAATACTTATCTTCTAAAAGATAAAGGGGTTGTAAAAATTGAAAACGAATATATCAAATACGACACAAATGACCTTGTAGAGCACAAACTTAAAAATCTTGAACGTGGATTTTTTGGAACAGAAGCAACAGCCCATTGTAATGAAGTATTATGGGGTGCTCTATTAGCAGAAGAAATAGATGCTTATACCACAACTGTAAATTTTACTTCAATTTCTGATGTGTCTGCAATTCCAAAACAAGGAAAGTTTGCACTATTTTCAGACAATAATGACCTTGAAGTTATTTCATACAGCGGCTATAATCAATGGCTGAATGGATATCAATTTACAAATGTAACAAGAGGGGATGATGGTACTACTGCCAATAATCACGGCAAAGGAGCATATCTTCAAGAATATTCCGATTTGTTAATCAGCGAAGTTGAAACCATAAAGTATGATAAAGGATTATGGTCTGCTACTCTTGCAACAGCCTTGACAGAAACATCAACCGAAGCCGTCATTGCTTCTAAGTTTGTTGCCGCCTTGGATTCAGCCATGTCAGCGGTTGATAAAATCGTTTATTTAAAAAATATAGTAGGTACAGTTCCGAAAAATGGATATATTTTAATTGATAATGAAATCATCCGTTATGGAAAATTCACAGCAGACCCGTTTATAGCAGATAGTGGATATCTCGAACAATGTATCAGAGGAAGTCAAAGTACCACAGGCGTTATTCATTTAATATCTGCTGTAGTTTATTATACTTTCCCGCAGAACGGAGAGTTTCTTGTTGATAATGAATATATCAGATACACGGCCTATGATAAAATCACAAGAACATTTTCAGGATTGCTCCGTGGACGATATGAAACAACTCCTGATACACATACTGTTGGTACTTCTTTAACCGAACGCCGCCATACGGAATTGGAACCTATGGGAGTATTTCGTATTGGAAATGAATATTTCAAATATTGGTATTTGGATAATGAATATTTTTATATTGACAAACGCCCCGCTCTTAATGCCAAAACATATTATCACACTACAGGAGCAAATGTTACTTCAATTATCGAGGCACACTATGAAGGAGAAGTTATAACCACATACCATTTTGATGATGAGAATTCATATTTGGTGGATTTTATTCATACAGTTGCAGAACATTTGGACTTGGCAATCAATACAAAAATTGACTCTTTTGAAAATTTCTCCGATGTGGATACTGTTGATGCAAATTATCTAAAATATATCGTCAAGGAGTTGGGTGAAAATTTAGAGGATTATCAAAACCTACCATTCTTTACAGGGGCCAATAGCGATTATCGCACTCGTTTATTTACAAAGGAATTGGTCAATATATACAAAGAAAAAGGATTGCTTGTGGCTCTGAAGTTATGGCACACAATCATTTCAGAACCTTTGACTTCATATCAGGATTTGTGGACATTCAACTATTGCAGTTTTTATTCATTACCTTTCTTGGTTTTACTGCTTTACGAACCATTGAGAACATTTTATCCAAGCAATGAAAATTTCTTTCGTCCTCAAATTTCAAAAGCCTTGCAGGAAGAATTGGCTGAGTTTTATGAAGATGAAAAAATAAAGGATGTGGCAACGACTCTTTCTTATGCTGTTCCTGATTTGAAACTTCTTGTTCATGAATGGAACTATTTTCGTAGAACAGATGATGATTTAAAAAGTTCGGGCGGCGGCAGTTTTGATGATAAATTAGTTCCTTGTGATTCTGCAAATGACCTCGGAATCAATTTTGACCAAACAAACGTGGAACTTCAGGTGCGGGATACTTCAACCACACTTCCACTTCCTTTTTATGTAGAAGATTACGATGTAGATTTATTCAAATTTGAAGAAGAACTAGATGCAACGAAAGATGAAATGCCGACATCTTCAACAGTATGTGAGCCTACAAAAACTGATGAAGGACTTATTTCAGATTATTCTTTTGAATGGATTAGGGATATTTATGGTGAAGATATTTTTGATTATTGCACTCTATCTGACAGACTTGAACCTATCCGTACTGATTTGAATGTTCTTCGGGATTTGACTAGTGATATCAGTAATGCTTCTTTGGAACTAGACCATAATATCGGAGCGGATGATACCGAAATAATTGTAAAGGTCATCGATGGTAAACTTTATGACCCTGCTGACCATATTATTACGAACACTAATCCCAACATTGTTCCAAAAGGATTTGTTAAATTCGGAAATGAAATCATTTCATATACAGGCGTTGAATTTTACGACCATCACGAAGGAACGTTTACGGATAAGAGATACAAACTCACGGGATGCACAAGAGGAGTAAACAGCACAACCGCATCTGCTTATCAGGTTAATATTTATGAAGGAAACGAAAGATTATTAGCAGGAAATTATATTGAAGTGGTTTATGACCCGCACGTACTTTATTGTTCAGTAGATATTATTGATAATATTTTAACTCATGTCAATCATGGATTAGTAACAAATGATATTATTTTATTTGACCCATCTGTTAGCGGCGGCGGGATTATTGGTACAAAAACAACAGATGCCATTCCGTCTTATTATTATGTTTATAAAATCAATGCAGATTCATTTAAGATTTCTTTGACACCAATCACAGGAACTTTAACCCCTGTTGATATTACATCCAATACCCCTGTTACCTGTCATAAAATTTATTTTAGACTGTTGTTGACAAGAGACCCTAAAGGATATGGAATTTCAGTAGGTGATTATCTGCAATTGGTACAAACAGGATACAATTATCAGCATCTCATCACAGCAGTTATTAGTGAATATAATTATTGCACATTAGAACATACTTATGGAATCGATTTTGTAACAGGCGTATTACCTATCCCAACGGTAAAAACATTGGGTGCGGCAGGACTACCTTCTCTAGCCCCAATCACAACCTTCGATTGTAGAATCGATGAAGATAATTTTACTATAAATTATATCGATTCTGATGGCAATACCATCGTACATGGATTATCAGATGCGGACGTAATCTATTTCCTAGCAAGCGTGGGAAATATTGATGCATATACTAATTATTATGTGAAGGTTCCCGCTCCTGATTATTTTGAAATAACAGCATCGATGACCCCGTGGGGAGTTGCTGTTACTTCCACAGCTTCTAACACTTTTAGCAGCGGGGCAACAGCACACGGATTAAATGATGGAGACTTGATAGTTTTTTCAGGAACAGGTGGAAATATTGACTCAGGTAAACACTATCTCGTAGGTAATGTTACGACTTACACTTTTAAAATCAGGGATATTCTAACAGGAGAATTGATTACACTAAATCCACTAGAAGCCAATACGATTTCATATTCATCTTTGGCTTTGACAAATATCAATAATCCATTAAACACATATATGATTTCAGGAACAAGAGTGATTTCAACAGAAGAAGGATATCAGCATCGGTATTCCTTGATTCAACATCTTTTGTGGAGATTGGATAATGAAGTGAATGGTAATGATTTATCTTTGGTTTATGGGTTCACTACTTCAGAATTAAAAACCAAGAAATTGAATTCTTACACAGGAGTTCGTGATGGCATTATTTGGCCCACACCACATTTCAAATATGGATTTGAAATATCGACAGCAGATATTGGTAATTTCCCGCCTGATGAAGTTGTTGAATTAGTGTTAAGAAAACTTAAACAATATAAACCAAAACACACAGTTGCCGATTTGACAGTTGATTATCCGTTGGGTGGAAACCAACTTGCAATGACCCCAATGATGGAAAATTTTGAAACAGAAAATCTTATGAGTGATGCTTATAGGACTTTCAATGGCACCACCGATAATATAACGAATACTATAACGGCATACAATCACGACCTTCGTGAAGCCGAATCAATTTATATCGAAGGTGGGGATGGAGTTGGGTTAACTTTTGGAACCATTTATTATGTGAAATATGTAGATGCCAACTCATTTCAAGTTTCGACATCGACAAGTGGAACACCACCCGATGTTATTTCTGGACCTGCCGTAACTTTAACGGGGGTAACAACGGTGGTAATCACCCAAGCTCCTGTAGCAGAATATCGCATTGAACTTGACCATGATGTAACAGATAGTGTCATTGACAAGACTTACGATTTACCAATAATCACTTTAGATGAAGTGGTAGATTATGGAAGTACCGCAGATTTCTTTTATATATGGAAAGACGGAACCTCTGAACAAACAACTTTCTATTATTCCCCTTTCGTGGCATATCCGTATGGGTTAAAAACTGATGTGTACAGGAATAGAAAGAGATTTTTGAGTTATGTTGACTAAATAATATGGAGATATAAATATGGCAACGGTAAATAGCATACAAGTGGCTGTTACTACTGAAGGGTTAGAAAGTATAGCGGCAATGATAGCGGAAGGAACAGTTTTTACAATTGCAACTTTTCGTCTATCAAATTTAGGAAATGAAAGTTATTTTGAAGCACAAAAAAGTTATACAGGCCTTGACCCTGATGCATTTTATATGCCATATACAGCGGATGATTATGACATAAATGACGATGACCCCGCTATTGACGCACAACTTTATGCGGCAGGATTAGCCGATTCTGATGGTTATGTAACGGTCAATTCAATCAGTTTGGCTGACCATATTACAGTTGAGATAGATTGTTATATTCCACCTGCGGTCGGAACTGCTTTCACTTCTAACGAAATCATGATTTATACGGGTTCAGGAACATTGGCAGACCCTTATAAATCTTTTATATGGGGAATTTTTCCTGAGATTACAAAACAGGAAAAATACGGAATCAATTTCAAAGTATTATTACAATTCTAATATGATAAAAACAATAAATAATAGTGTAGGGACAAGGAGTAGCTACCCTTTCAAGATGCCTGTTCATCTTGGATTACCTACACTATTTTTGACCGAACAGGAGGGCAAAATGGAAGAAGTAAAAAATATTATTTACAAAGCAAAGAATGAAGAAAGAAAATGTTTTTATGTTGGAAAATCTGTTTATGGATTAACTGCAAGAAAACATCAGCATAAACATCGATGTTTTAAGACGAATTCAAATTATAAACTTTACAATTTTATCCGAAAATACGGTTGGGATACTTTTACTTGGGAAATATTAGCAGTTTATTCCACACCTGAAGAACTACCACAAGCAGAGATAGATTGGTTAGTAGAACAAAAGAAAGAGTTTTCGGATTGGAAGTGTTTGAATTTGACAGATGGTGGAGATGGAAATTTAGGATGGAAACCTTCGGAAGAAATAAAAAGAAAAATTAGTGTTTCTAATAAAGGAGAAAAAAATCATAATTTTGGGAAAACAATGACAAAAACACAAAAAGAAAAAATAGGTAAAAAATTAAAAGGCCGAATATTATCTAAAAAAACAAGAGAAAAAATGTCAAATTCAAAAAAAGGTAAAAATAATCCTATGTTTGGAATCCATCGTTTTGGGGAAAATGCTCCTAATTTTGGTCGTTTGAGAACTGATGTATCCACTTTGGAGAGAATAAAAAATGCCTGTTAATTTTGGTATTGATGGTACACAAGTAGTAAATTATCATTATAAAAATAGACTTATTTCAAGTACGTCTAATAAACTTCTTTTTAATATATTTAATAAGGGTGTAATTCCTGAAAGTGGAACACCCACAATAGTTGATATAAATGGTGATGTTAGCATCCAAGGAATACAAATAAAAATTCCATCAGGATTCTCATTCTTCATTTCTCCAAACAATAGATATAAAACAGGAGTCATTCAAGACGATTTTAATTCTCTTTCTACATTAGAACAAGCCATTCTCGAAAGACAGATTTTAAAATGTGATATTGTGAAAGATTTTTTTGTAACTCCAAAAAATTTTACGGGAACAACTGATGTTATAAATAAAAGAATTGTAGCCGCTGACCACGGATTTAATGCAGGTGATATTATTTTTATCAAAGGTGGAGAATCCGCAGGTTTAACTTATGGAACCCGATATCGAGTATTGGCAGGAGTAACTGAATACGATTTTCAAATTTCGGAATTTCATGACGACCCCGCCGATGATGAAGTTTTTGAATTTACTACAAATGTCGAAATAACTGTTATTCAAGCATTTGGTGGTTGGTTGGTTGCGGAATATAACTATTTGGAATTTGCGGATTTACCTGTAGAATTTAGTGTTCTTACAGAAGCCATCAAACCATCAGATAATAAAGTGGTTTTGGGAGAAATAGCAGGAGACCCAATTAACGGATATATTCAAACTATTTCCACTATTCAACAGGATATTACACAACTAAGTTCAAATATTTTTTATGAAATGAATGTTGATAGGGTTGATGGATACCATGCAGGAAATGAATCAGGATATATTCCTATATCAAATAGCGGAGTGTGTTATGGTTTAAATGCCGAAATGATAAATGGATATTCAGGATATGAAGCCGCAGAAAAATGGACACAAAATTTAGGTTTAAATGCGGAATACATAGCCGATGAATTTGGTCGATATTATCAACCAGGAAATACTTCTGTAAAAATTCCATTAAGTAATACATTGATGAATCGGGATTTGAATGCTGAATTTGTTGGTGGGTCAGGATATACAACATTAGAAAGTGCAAAACACACACATTCTCTTGACAATATCACAGACGGCCCAACATTTAAAAAACCACTCAATGTCAATATCAATCAACACTTGACGCATGACTCATTCAAAAATAGAGCAATCACAAAAGATAAAATACATAATGAATGTTTCTTTGCTCGTAATGATGACCTTGGTGGAAAACCAATGATAGTTACGGGACAGGAAACATTGACGGCAAACTATTCACATATTTCATTTGACCCTGAACATCAATTTGATGCTTCGTTCACAGAACCGCCTGATATCATGTTACAGATTATTGACACAGCGGGAGATTTTGGAGCTTGGAGTCATATTAAAGTCAAAGCGGCTGATATCACACCATCTCATTTTACTGTTGAATATACAGGATATTCGGGTCTTGATGCGGGTCAATATTCAGGAGTTAGTTTATCAAGTTTGACAATACAATATGTTGCATTTGGATATGGGGCATAGAAAATGAAAACACTAAATGATGGGACACAAGTTTTGAACATTCATTATCGCCAAGAATTAGCCCCTGACGTTCTCAATAAAATATTTTATAAAGTATTTACCGCAGGGGTAATTGAAGGAACCTTTGAGTTTGGTTTAGATTCCGTTACAATTTCTTCTGTAAGTTTTTTGATTGCTCCGCAAAATCAATCAGATTTATTAGTTCGTATCGATACAACAGAACCAATAACCATAAAAAATACTTCTCCGACAAATGTTTATTTGACAGCACGATATCGTTGGGAAAATGAAAACACAGGCGCAGAATTTTTATTTGCTGATGATTCAACAATTGTGGAAACAGACGTGATTCTTGTTGGCTTGGTTCTTGATGAAGATGGAAAAATATCTTCGCTTGATTATGACGTACAGGAACGAGCAAAATTGAAACTTATTCAGACTAATACAGCATTCCCGCTGATTTCTAAATTGGATGGTTATGGTGTTGGGCATGATTATGGACAGATTCCTGTTTCCGATGGAATATTAAACTCCTCTCTCAATGCTCAATATTTCAATGGAAAAGAAGTAACAAAGTTTGCAGTCTCAAAACAACTTCCACAAATTGTAACAGGTGGGGATATTGCTACTATTATTGAACCTACTCTTCCTGAATGGATGGATGGTGTAGCGGTCGGAAAAGGAGAAGGCGTTACTGCTGAGTTTGTAATGGATAAAAAAGTTCAACCACAAGACGGAACAACAAAACCAGGAACGCAAAACCAAATTCCTGTAGCCAATACCGTTTTACAAAAAGATTTGAATATTGAATTTTTAGGTGGGCATCTTCATACAGAGTTTGCAAAAACAACACATTCACATTCTTTGGATGAAATTTTTGACAATGGCAACCCTTCAGCACCTAATTATATTCGGATACTTGCCGTCAAAAACAATCTAGCCACGGGCGATTCAATCGAAGAAGATGATATCGAATATACCAATGTCGATATGATTGCTTATGACCCAACAATTTCTAACAGATTTCAACCCGTGTATGAAACAGGAGATTTTGATTTAGCAGGGGCGGTAGAAGGAACTGTTACATTTCAAAGACCAATGAAAAACGCTCGTATCATTTTACAGAGGGCACCAAAATCAATAGAAACGGTTGTTGCGGGGGCAGAAAAAAGAACAGCACGAATTACCGAAATTACAAATGCGGGGTTCAAGGCAAAACAGATGGGTAGTATAATAAAATCAGGAGCCACTTATATAAGAACAGATGCTTCAGATGCGGCGGCTAATCAATATTATTGGTTTGCGATTGGGGAGAAGGTATAAAATGTGGGGATTTATTTACGCTTATACCATAAAAAATAAAAAATATATTGGTCAGGCTATTAATTTAAAAGATAGAATGAAAAAACATTTTAAAGAAACAGCAAATCCTTATTTCCATAATTCTTTACGAAAATATTTTAAACCTGGCGATTTTCGTATTTTGGAAGCACATTATGATACTCCTGAAAAACTTAAAATTTTATTAGATAATAGAGAAATTTTTTGGATTGATAAATTAAATACTTATGACCCTAAACAAAAAACAGGTTGGAATTTGACGAAAGGTGGTAATGGACAGTTAGGATGGGTGCCTAATGAAAAAACAAGAAAAAAAATGTCAGATATTAAAATAGGTAAACCCACATGGAGTAAGGGCCAAAAATTTACCACAAAACACAAAGAAAATATTTCAAAAAATCATGCAAATGTTGCTAATGAAAATAATCCACGGGCGAAATCAGTTATATTAATCTCTCCAAATAATGAAAAATATCAATTAGAATGTTATGCTCCTTTTTGTAAAAAAAATAAATTAAGTCCAGCGTCTATTTGTTTTGTTCTTCAGGGAAAACAAAAACATCATAAAGGATGGACAGGGAATTATATAAATGCAAGGTAAAATAGGAACTGCGGGGCAAATTATTAATTTTAATTATGTCCACGAATTTATTGCACAAAATTTGAATAAGATTCTTTATTCAACTTTCACACCAGGCGTTTTAAAATTAGTTTTATCTGATTTTTCAGTAATCACAACAAAAGTTGAAATTCTTGAATTTTCAGGATTAATTAGACCATACAATAAAAACTTCATTGTAAAAGTAGATACAATGAACACTATAACGGTATTAACAGATTCTACAAAACCATATTTAGTAGCTCGTATGGATTGGATAACGCCGCCTGATGGATATGATTATGAAACGGCAACTTATGGAGTATCAGGATATTCTGGATATTTTGAAGATACTGCAATATCTTGTGAATCATTTGACCCTGTTGGAGATAAAATAATTTCAACAGACCATAAACTTGTGATAGGAGATGTGATTCGTTTTAGTGCAACGGTCGGCGGGGTTACAAAAGATGTAGATTATTATGTAGTCAATACCGATTCAAACTCATTTCAAATTTCTACGACAGCAGGTGGGACTGTTCTTGATATCATTAGCACTTTGTCAATTACCAATACATATCGAAAAATGAATTCTCATATTGTGAGATTTGATATGGTTGCTGAAAATGACATCAATCCCGATTATGATGTCATTTTAGTGAAATTGGATTTCGGCCCTGGTGGAGCGAAAGTGGTACTTAATTATGCGGAACAAACCCAAGTTTATTTGAATGATTATTGCATAAATTATAATTTAGTTCAGCGGTCGGGAGTTCGAACTTTAGAAGGAACCAATACAGACTATATTGGCATTTTAGGATTTAGTGGGACATCAGGAATATATGATTCAACAGATGAAACAATCGAACGTCATGTGGGCCACGCTTCAGGGCACATTCCTTGGAGTGAAGTATCGGGTTATACACCTGTAATGAATTATGGCCTCAATGCTCAATATGTAAATGGAATAACAGTAAGTAATGCGGATAATAGTATCGGATTAAAAAATAATATTTTGTCAAAAAATATGGTCGCCGCTAGATTATTTTTAAATGGATTCGAATATGCAATAGGACAATCAGGAGTAACAACCTATTCGGGATTTTCAGGCTATACAGGAATTTCGGGATGGAGTGGCGTTTCGGGATATTCGGCTTATTCAGGATATTTGCCCCTCAACAATGCCGTGTTGCAGACTTCATTGAATGCGGAATATTTCGGGGGATATAAAATTTCAGACTTTACTCCCGCAGGGCATACCCATAATCTTGATGAAATTGCCGATGGAGTATCATATATAAGAATGAGAGGAGTAGATGTTGACGGTTTGGTAACAACCGATGGTCTGACTGATGGGGCATTGGAATATCGGCATCAAAGTATTTCCGTTCCATTTCGCTATGATGGAGCAACAGAAAAGAAAATGTTCGCATTGGCAGGAGAAATAATGAAGAATGGTTCGACAACAGTAGCATTTAGAAAAACTTTCACTTCAGCTCCACGAGTGTTTATTCTAAATAATGAAAGTGATGAATGGAAAGCTGTAGATGAGGTATCAATAACTACGACAGGATTTGTAATTCATCACCATGAAAATACTTCAGGTACTTCATTAGTAGCAGACACAACACTTTTTAGAACTCATTGGATTGCGATTGGAGAGTTGTCTTAAATGAAAATAATAAATAGTAGTGTAGGGACAGGGAGTCATGACCCTTTCAAGATGTCCACTCATCCTGAATTACCTACACTATATTTTGACCAAGTGGAGGGGCAAATGGATAATCAAAACGGAACGATTTATATAGCCACCAATCTAATCAATAGAAAGCAATATGTGGGGCAAACTATTAGAACTTTGAAAGAAAGAATAAACTGTCATAAATCTTCTCTTTCTTATTGTTTTGGAAATGCTATCAAAAAATACGGAATTCAAAATTTTAAATGGGTTCCTATTGAATATCCTATTGAAGAATTAGATAAAATGGAGTGTTTTTGGATTCAAACACTAAACACCATTAGGCCTAATGGATATAATTTACAATATGGTGGACAAAAATCTCATTCTTATTCAGAAGAATTAAAAAGAAAAATGAGAGAAAATCATACAGATTATTCAGGAAAAAATCACCCTCGTTTTGGTTTACATTGGGATGAAGAACACAAACAAAATCAAAGTAAAAAATTAAAAGGTAGGTTTATAGGTGAAAAAAATCCTAATTTTGGCAATAAATGGACACAAGAACAAAAAGATGCATTGAGTAAGAAAAAGAAAGAAATGCATCAAAATAAGATACAAAGAATAAATAATATAGAGGAGTAAGATAAAATGGCAAAATATAAATCAGTTGCGGGTTATACAGGAACAAATTATGACCAAAGTGTTATCTGGTCATATAAAACGGACATAGATAGAAATGTTCTTGCAAGATGGTTTGTTAATATTTACGAACAAGGGGTATTAAAATACACTCCATCGGCTACAGGCCAAGTGGGGCCGACTATTGCGGCAGGAACATCTTTCTTGATTAAACAAAAAGATGCAACAAGTCCAAATGAAAAAATAGCCAAAGTCGATATGATTTATGACTATACTCTTCCTGTTTATGGTGATGCTGCGGGGTATGCTTTAATTGCTATGTGGGAAAACGCCGCAGACGAATATCGAGGCGTTGAATTTTATTTAAAAACCCCTGCTGAAATGGTATTAATAGTTGCCGCAGGATACAATTATGTTCAGTTCGGAACAGTAGAAATAGATTCAACGGCAGGGGCACCGACCCCAGGTTGGGTGGTTTCAAACACTACAGTTGGAATGACCCAAGCAGGTATGTCATCAGGATTGTTAGGTTATTCAGGATATAGCGGTATAGGTTTATCGGGATTCTCAGGTTATTCAGGAGACCCTGCCGCCAATTCAGGATTCTCAGGCTGGTCAGGAACATCGGGAGAAAAAGGTGATATCGGTCCAGGCGGTGGAGATTCAGGATTTTCAGGATGGTCGGGTGTATCAGGATATAGTAGTACAGTCCCAGGAAGTCAGGGAACTTCAGGATATTCAGGAAGGTCTGGCTTTTCAGGACTCACAGGTTCAGAATGTATTCTATTGACTTGTTCAGACGAAACTACTCCTTTGACGACAGGGACAAAAATAACATTCAGAATGCCTTATGCTATGAGTTTCTTATATGGTAGAGTCAAAGCAAGTTTAACAACTGCAAGTAGTGTAGGTATTACTGATATCGATGTCCGTAAGGCAGGACTGACTATTTTATCAGCGTCAATATCTATGGGGCCAACCGAAGAAGTAAAAACAGGTGCAGGATTTTCTACAACTTCTTTAGTTGAAAATGATAAAATAACTGTTTATTTATCTTCAGTAGGAACAGGGGCAACGGGACTTAAAGTTTATTTGATTGGAAACAAGGCATAAAAATGGAGATTGAAATATGATTGGATTTGTTGACCCTTATCAATTTACTAATGTTCCTGTAGGAGTTATTATTCCTTGGGCATCGGGAGCGCATATACCGCCTACGGGTTGGACTTTCTTTACTGCTCCAAATCCAGGTGTTGGTGGATTTAGCGGATGTTACATAAGAGCCGCAGGGGGAACAGTAGGTGTAAATACAACGGGAATTGGAGGCACTCCTGCGGGGCATGTAAGATTTGATTCACAACCTGATGGGACACATCTTGGTACAGGCGGGGCAGCAAACCAAGCAGAAGCATATACGCAAGATGTACAATGCCCTGCCCATAATCCTTCTTGGAGATTAGAAGGCGGCGAAGAATCTGGAAATCATACACATACTTTAGATGCAACACCTGTAATGGGATATACACAATTTCAATTTATTAGGGCTTCAGTACAAGTTGAAAAATTTCCGATAAACGGTGTTCTCCTAAACACTACACACTCTGCAAGTTCTCTTCAATCAATTTATACTCAAATAGCAAGTACAGGAAAATATCTTCGAGCTGCCGATAGATATTCTTCCGCAGAAACTTCATGTCCGACAACAATGGACAATACTCTTGATAATGGAAAACACAGACATTATTGGTGGCCAGCATATTGGGCTTTAGGCCCAGGTGGGACAAATAGCCAAAATATTTTTTATAGTTCTGTTGGGCCAAATTGGGACGGATGGACAGGATATCATTTGCATACAATCAACTCAGTTAGTTTAGTAGATAATATTAAAAAAATATATACAACTGCATGGACAAATCAAACAACAGAATTTACAGGATTCAGAGGAATGCTTGCATTTTGGGATGGAATAACACCTGCAACTTGTCCTGATGGATGGTCTCTCTGCGATGGTTCTAATGGAACAATTGATATGAGGGAATATTTTATTATGATGGGTGGTATAACAGAAACAACGCCTTTGGGATTCAAAACAGGAACTAACCAAATTAATGTTGTACCCGCATCGGGAAATATGTTAGCGACTCAAAACTTTACCAATCTTCCTGGTGGTCAGGGTCATAGGCATACTGAAAATGAATATGTAGATATTAGTGGTGGTTATAGATTAACAAGTGCATGGCATATGCCTTTTGATGTGAACCATTGGCACGGTTCAACACAAGGACTTAGCCTATCATATTATCCACAATATTATGGACTTTATGTTATTCAAAAATTATAAAATGAAAAAGAAATATTTTACAGAAGAAGAAAAAATAATTGCTAAAAAAGAATATCAAAAGAAGTATAAAAAAACGCATAAAGAAGAAAGAAAAAAATATGATAAAAAGTATTGTCAAAATCACAAAGAAAATATAGCCATAAAGAAGAAAGAATATTATGAAAACCATAAAGAAAAAACAAATATATATCAAAAAGAATATAGAAATAATAGATTAAAAAAAGATATTAATTTTAGAATGATTTGCTATTTACGAAGTAGAATGTATTGGTCAATTAGAGGAAACTATAAATCAGGCTCCGCAGTCAGAGACCTCGGTTGTCCTATTTCTGAATTTAAGACCTATATAGAATCAAAGTTCCAAGACGGAATGACTTGGGAAAATTGGAGTAAAACGGGTTGGCATATAGACCATATTATACCTTTAGATTCTTTCAATCTTCAGAATAGGGAAGAATTTCTAAAAGCCTGTCATTATACAAATCTTCAACCTATGTGGGCTGAAGAGAATTTGAGAAAAGGGGGTAAAGTATGCCGAACATAAATGCCCGTGAAATCATGGGGCTAGGAGCCGTATCAGGAATATCAGGATACAGCGGAAAAGTTGGAACATCAGGATATTCAGGAATTTCAGGAATATCAGGATGGAGTGGGGAAAATCCTGGTGCATCGGGACTTTCAGGATATAGTGCATGGTCAGGATTTTCAGGAATAAGTGCATGGTCAGGATTTTCAGGAATAAGTGCATGGTCAGGATTTTCAGGAGCAACAGGGGCATCAGGTTTTTCAGGAGTAGCAAGCGCAGCAACTTCAGGATGGTCTGGACCAAGTGGATTTTCAGGTTACTCAGGTAAAAGTGGATTCAGCGGCTACTCAGGTGTCTCAGGATTTTCAGGAGCAGGTACAAGTGGATTTTCTGCATGGAGTGGATATAGTGGATATAGTGGGTATAGTGGTAAAAGTGGGTATAGTGGCCCTTCAGGATATTCAGGCCCAAGCGGATATTCAAGTATAAGTGGATACAGCGGCCCTTCAGGATTTTCAGGATATAGTGCCGCCAACCTTGGATATTATTCAGCAACTTTTGATGCCTCTGCTTCTTGGTCAGATGCAACAACTTATTACAGAGTTGATTTTACTCACAATCTTAATTCACAAAAACTTCTCGTTCAAGTTTGGGATGAAACTATTTCACCAGGAAATTCGGGATATGACCCTGTTCCTGTAGCACCATATTATGAAACACAAACAATTCCTAAACCGTTCCAACTTGTAAAAAGAGGAGCAAATGTTCTCAGATTGCAAGTAAACCAAACACCAGGAGTTGATGGACGTTTTGCAGGTAGAATTGTTATTGTAAGTGTACCGTAATTTTTCGATAAGGATAAATAATTTAGATGGGCTTACAAGCAGGAGAGATACTTCTAAACAATAATCAATCAGCATATGCTGACCTGCTAACCTTCTACACTTTAACTTTCAAAGGTGCGAAAATAGCATACACCATAATTCGAGGCGACCTAGTTGAACAAGGCGATATTTATTTATCATACAATCGATTTGCTGATACTGCACAAATAACAACAGAAGCAAATTTTGACGATACAGGTGTTCAATTTTGCGCTTCAGTTAATGAAGGGTATATTCGTCTTTTGTACACATCGACAAATACGGGAATAACTCCCATTTTCAAACATAACATAACATTCTTTCCACTATAATGAGCAAGAGAATATTTCAAAACTGCGGTAAGGTTTTTACAATAGAAGATAGTGGTCTAATTACCGCAGGAGATACTTCTCAATATGACACATTAGTAACAAGCGATAATGATATTCCAAATAAAGCATATGTAGATTCTCATGGTGCTGGTGCATCAGGATGGTCAGGATATTCTGGACCAAGTGGTTATTCTGGACCAAGTGGGTATTCAGGTATATCAGGATTTTCAAGTCAAAGTGGCTATTCAGGAGTCAGCGGATTTACAGGTTATTCAGGAGTTAGTGGTTATTCAGGATATTCAGGAGTAAGTGGATATTCAGGATATTCAGGAGTCAGCGGTTATAGTGGAACAAGTGGATATTCAGGCTATTCAGGCGTAAGTGGTTATTCAGGGGTAAGCGGTTTCTCTGCCTACAGCGGAATAAGTGGATATTCAGGCGTAAGTGGTTATTCAGGTAAAAGTGGATATAGCGGCTACAGCGGGGCTAGTGGTTTTAGTGGATTGGCTTCAATTGGGGGAGCATATGTTTACACTAAACTAGTTGGTGATGCAAATGCCACTTGGACTATCGTTCATAACTTAGGTCAACAATATGTTAATGTACAATTAATTAATGGAGCAACAGGAACGGCATTTGATGGAACTTATGATTTTCCAACAATAACTTTTGATAATGCAAACCAATTAACAGTTACATTTGGTTCTGCACAATATGGTTGGGCTTCAGTTGTATCAGGCGGCGGCATTAGTGGATACTCAGGTTCAGATGCACAGCAATCAGGATATAGCGGTGTTTCAGGATATAGTGGAGTAAGTGGATATAGTGGAGTCTCAGGATTTTCTGGAACAGTAACAAAGGGAAATACAGGAGATTCAGGATATAGCGGTTATTCAGGGGTCAGCGGTTACAGCGGAGTCAGCGGTTATTCAGGTAAAAGTGGATATAGCGGTTACTCAGGCGTAAGTGGTTACTCTGCATACTCAGGCGTAAGTGGTTATTCAGGCTATTCAGGGACTAGCGGTTATTCAGGCAAAAGTGGATATAGCGGTTACTCAGGCGTATCAGGCACTTCGGGTTGGAGCGGTACTTCAGGCACAAAAGGCAATACAGGCGCAACAGGCACATCGGGCTACTCAGGCACATCAGGCGCAAAGGGTGCATCAGGCGCAAAAGGCACATCGGGCTACTCAGGCACATCTGGATACTCCGGAGTTGGTACTACGACAGGAACTTGGACTCCAACAATTACAGGGGGCACTACAGAAGGAACAACGACTTATACTATTCAAGATGGTTATTATATTCAAATAGGAAAATTAGTATATGCAACTTGTAGGGTAACTTGGACAAATGCTACAGGCACAGGCACAATAAAGTTAGATGGTCTTCCTGCAACAGTTAAAAATGTTACAAACGGAACGCAAGTTATAACGATATATGCTCAAAGTGGGATTGCACATACTGCGGGAAATTTAATACAAGGATATTTAGTTCCTAATACAACTTATGGACTTATGACCCAAGTGGATAAAGATGGAGTACTTGATAATTTATATATAGTTACAGCAGGTTCATTCAGACTTGGGATAACATATTTGGCAGAATAGGAGATAAAGAAATGGCAACAACTAAACTAAACAATTTCTATCGGGGTGATACACGGTCATATGCTTTAACATTCACAAGCAATAGTGTTTGCCTATGATATTACAGGTGCTGCGGGAACAGGTAACACAGGCGCAGGTGGAACTTATTGTTTTTCAGTTCCCGCTACAGGAGCGCACAGCGACCATTCTTGCTCAGCAGTCCTCAATAACGATGCGGTTAAAAAAGCAATATTGACAGCATGGAGTAATGCTTCAGCAGATTTTAGTGCGGTCGCAGGAATGATAGCAATGTACGAAAGTACAACCCCCCCTGCGGGATGGTCTCTTTGTAATGGTGCTGGAGCCACGATGGATTTACGGGATTACTTTGTTTATATAGGCACAACAGGAACACACGGAACGAGGTCAGGAACTAACAGAGTATCTGTTGATATTACTATTGGTTCATCTAGCAACACCCACAATCACCAATCAGGAGGGCATTTAGAAGAAGGAGACACCTTTGTTCGCCACGGCTCATATTCTAACACTCATTCGCATGATGGAACAATTACAGGCTCAATTCATAATTTTATTCCTGTTTATTATGCCTTAGCATTTATTCAAAAAGATTAGGAGGAAAAATGAACAGCAAAATGTTTTTAATTGAAAAGGGGAAATTCGTTGTGATTAGAGACAACAACGACAACGAAATCTCATTCAGTACGATAGAAGAGTTTAAAAAATTCTATCCTGAAATTGGGACTTTTATTGATAGTAAATGGTATGTTGACTATGAACCAAATCGATATTGTCATTTTATTATCATAGATAATAATACAGAGAATATTTTTAAAACCAATCCGTTTGTTCAGGAATACGAACAGGCCATTGTCAATCTTCAAGTAATAATCGACAGGAAAAATAACCCATATTACAACAAGACCTTAGAAGAGGCTAAAGCAATTGCCATTACTGACTTAAAATCAAATACCCGTAGTTATATCAATCAACATATGCCTGATTGGAAACAGTTCCGTTGGAATCAGTTTATGCAAATTTATGAAAAAGTTAAAAAGAATGAAACACTAACAGATTTAGAAACGGCTGTTTATAATGATTTCCCTGATACAGAAACAGGAGAAACGGCGAAATCTTGTTATGATGATTGCCAAACCGCATTCAATTGGAACCTAATCTGTATCAAAGAGAACAACAAAGCGGAAAAATTAATTCAAAAAACTACCACAATTGAGGAAATAAAGACAATAATCCCCGCATATCCTGTTTGGCCTTTGTAAGTTTTTCGTCAATTTCAATAAATAGTATTGGTGAAAGAATGTTAAACGATAAACAACGAGCAGAATTCTTTTTCAATATTCATGACACAAACAGTATAATCACAGGCGGCAGGACTACAGGTGGTTATTATTGTCCTGTCAATTGCATATTCTGTATGTGTAAAGGGGATAATCCTGATATTAATTCCATGATTCCTTTCATTGAAATGGATGAGTTAAAAGAAGGATTGCGGTTCATTGATTGGAAAAACAAAAAGGTTAACCTTGGTGATGGAATTACAAAATTGTCTGCTGAAGCCTTCGCTCACCCTAGAATCTATGATATCTTGGAATACACTTGTAAAAATCTTCCTGACCACCAAGTAAGCATCATGACTACGGGTGTATTGATAAAAGAGGATAAAATAGAATTTTTAAATAGTTTGAAAAATCTATACATATCTATTTCTGTCAATACATTGCAGGAAAATGAACGCAAGAAAATAATGCCTCATCCTGAAACAGAAAAAATAAAAACACTACTCAAAAGATTGAAAAGTGTCGGAGTGCAATTATTGGATATGGGGGATAATGAAATTCTGAAGGCTGATATTGAGGAACTGAAAAAAGTAAATAAGGCTGATAACTTTCAATTGAGAAGAATAGAACATTCAAAATATCATATTGATGAAGCCGTAACTCTGTCAAAACAAAGTATTGTGAACTATGATAAATCAGTTCATTACATTCAGGATAATTTTCCCGATGCTACTTATTGGACTCCTTATTTGAGGTACGATTTACGAAATCCTAGAAAAATGCAAGGAGTTTTTACATATCTTGCAGAGATATGTGATTTTTTGAATAAGAACAAAACCAAAAAATATTTGTTTTGTGCGGCAGAATCGTCTTATGAATTGTGGGATATTTGGCTTAGAGGATTCAAAAATGTAAAGGTTAAACTTATCAAAAATGATACATACGGGGGTTCGGTAACTGTAGCAGGATTATTGACATTTGATGATATGAGTAAAACATTGAAACAAACAGACCTTTCGAATATACAAGGATTATTACTACCCCGTATAATGTTAAATAAAGCATTTGCTGATTTGAATGGTAAAACGATTGTGGATTTTCATAAAGAAATGGGAGTTTATCCCGTAATAGTGTGAAATATACTAAATATAGATAGAGAGTAAGGAGGATTAAAAGATGGACAAAATGTATTTTATGTCGAGTGATATGTTTACTATGACTGCACCTACACAAAAATTTGTAACATGGGACGCTGAAAAAGGCACATGGGTTTTAAATGAAGAGCGTTGGTTTAACTATTGCGCTTTAGATATGGCGAACCGTGGTGTGAATATGTTTCGTTGGTTAGGTTGGAGCGTATGGCCTAATTGGACTGACCCGAATGGGTACAAGACCAATCTCACACCTTTCATTCAAGTTTCAGATGGTGTGTTTGACCTCACGAAACGCAATGACAAGTATTGGGAAATTGCGGAAAAAATGATTCGGATTATGAATTATCCTTCGCAAACAGAAGGAAATACGGCTCCTGGTATTACGCTTTGGATTGACCTTTTCTATCAGTACACAAATAACGCCGATGACCAAAAGTATTCACCTTGGCGCAATAACGTTCAAGGAACCAAAAATCTTTACGACATCGAGAACCGTCAGTACGCATTGGCATATATGTTGGAATGGTTCAAACTCGCAAAGGAAAAAGGTCTAAAGATTGTTTTCGGAATGGGTAATGAAATGACGGCAGAAAGCCTTGACTTTTGTTATTTCGTGTTGGATACAATGGACCAGCAAAGAATTTGGCCTCACGCTTGGGCAATCTGTCCTGATATTCCTTCAAACGGCAACGACCTTTTCAAGAAACTTCCAGGTTATATTTATGATAGAGGTTTATTCATGTGGCATCCGCTACGTCAAGACCCCGCAGACAGATGGGATACGAGTATCATTCGTCCGACCCACGGCTGTTGCGGTTGCGTGAACAACCAAGGTGTGAACGTATTTGAACAGGCTATGGATTATTGGGCTGTTCATCCTATCCGTTGGCAAGTGAGTGATGACGGTTGCATGGGTGGTTCTACACCACGTCCAGGCGTTGACCAATGGACACAGATGGTAACTCGTATCTGCACCTATCGTGGAACAGAAGCCTTGACGAAAGTTTGGAACGGTATTGAAATGCCAATTATGGGTATTGAACATCTTCCTGATGATGAACCTTGGGATGATTGTAGAGAAGAACAACTCAAAATCTTTGAGGCAATGGCGGCTCCTTATGAACTGTATGTTGCCCCATTGGAGAACAAGGGAAAGTGGACTGTTCCTTATGTGAAACCCGAATGTGAAGTGGGACAGAGCAAAACAATAACCTGTTATGATGGTTCGGTTATCATAACCCATACTTGTGAAAATGGAAAATGGAAAGAAACAGGTAATACTTGTCCTACCCCGCCTGACCAAAAATGTTCCTGTTTTTACTATATAAATTGGAACGACAAATTATTTGGAATTCCAAATTTTATCAAATGTATCACAGGAAAGATAGATAAATATTGTAAAAATAAATAATAAAACACTAAATAATAGTGTAGGAACAAGGTTCGCTACCCTTCTAAAAGGCCACACTCTTTTGGATTACCTACACTAAAATTCAACTTGTGTGGAGGCTGAAAATGAAAAGAAAATTTAATTCAGAGGAAGAAAGGAGATTAGCAAAGAACGAGCGGGAAAGACGATATTATGAAAAAAATGATAAGGAAGTAAGATTGTTAATTTGTAAAAAATATCGTGAAAAGAATAAAGAAATATTAAAAATGAAAAGACGAGAATATTATCAAAAGCACAAAGAAGAATTCAAATCATATGCAAAAAATTATAATAAAAATCATAAAGAAGAAAGAAATATATATTATAATAACAGAATAAAAACAGATATAAATTTTAAACTCTCTTGTGGTTTACGATGTAGATTGAATAAAGCCCTCAGAGGAAATCAAAAATCAGGTTCAGCAGTTCAAGACCTAGGTTGTTCCATCCCCGAATTTAAATTATATTTAAAATCTAAATGGAAAGACGGAATGAATTGGGATAACTATGGATTTTATGGATGGCATATAGACCATATTATACCTTTAGATTTTTACGACCTTCAAAATAGAGAAGAATTCTTAAAAGCCTGTCATTATACAAATCTTCAGCCATTGTGGGCAGAGGAAAATATAACAAAGGGTAATAAAATAGTAATAAAATGAATACAATAATAAAAAGTTCAATGTCAGTAGCGGGGGAAATTTTTACATCGGGTTATTGTAATCTGAATTGCTCCTATTGTTATATTGAGAAAACAGATTATCTTAAAAAACTCCATCAAGATATCATCAAGAAAATTCAGACAGGGGACATTATTTGGAATACCTAATTTCTTGAAATGTATCACAGGTAATAAAGATAAGTATTGTAAAAAATAACAAAACACTAAATAATAGTGTAGGGACAAGGAGTAATTACCCATCTAAGATGCCTACTCATCTTGGATTACCTACACTATATTTTGACCAAGTAGGAGGCAAAAGATGAATCAAGGAAAAGAAGGTATTGTGTACATAGCAACGAATTTGATTAATAATAAACAATATATTGGGCAAACGGTAAGAAAATTAAAATATCGTTTATATGAACATATTCATCACCCTGATAATAGTTATCCTTTTAGTAAAGCATTGAGAAAATATGGTATTGAAAATTTTAAAATTGTTCCTTTTTCTTGTCTTGAAAAAGATTTGGATTGGACAGAAAGTTTTCTAATAAAAAAGTTAAATACACTAAAACCCAACGGTTATAATCTTGAAAGTGGTGGGAATAATCAAAAACATCTTCACGAAGTAACAAAAAACAAAATATCCAAAAAAACAAAAGGGGAAAATAATCCTCGATATGGAATAAAGTTAGAAGAAGAAACAAAAGAAAAAATTAGAGAAAGTATTAATGAATGGTATAAAACACACGAAGCACCGAGTAAGGGTATTTTAAAAACAAAAGAAGAAAAAATAAAACTATCTGAAGCAAGAAAAAAATATTATGAAATACACGAATCACCATTTAAAGGTAAACGACATTCAAAAGAAGCAAAAGAAAAAATGAGAATATCAAGATTAGAATATTTAAAAAGGATTAAAAATGAGCGTAATTAAATCAGAATTATCCGTTGCAGGAGAAATTTTCACTTCTGCTTTATGTGCAGGGGCCAATTGTAATTATTGTTATATAGAAAAAACGCCACATCTTCAAGAATTACAAAAAAATCTGATAAAAAAATTACAAAGTGGTGAATATATTGGGGAATTAAAAAAATTGTACGGTGAAAAATTAACTGCTTTAGCCTTTTGGGGTGCGGAACCTACCACCACCCTTAATTATATAACGGAAAAAATTCCCGAACTTCTAAATACTTTCCCGACCTTGACAGAGATTTCATTCTCTACAAATATGTTATCAGACCCAACAATAATAAAAAATTTTATTATGAAGGTGATGGAACAAAACAGAAACATAATGATAAAGATACAATGCTCAATTGATGGGCCTCCAGAGGTAACGGATTTAAATAGAAGTCAAGGTGCGACTGCAAAAATTAAAGGGAATTTTTTAAAATTATTACAGCAATTACAAAGTGAAAATTTAAAAAATACAAAAATAAAATTCCATTTTAAACCAACTTGGTCAATTGAAAATTTAAATTGGCTTAATGAAGAGGAATCTAGGTATCGGTATTATTTCTTTTTCTTTGATGAGTGGATAGACCTTGCAAAAGGAATCAATAGGCAAAAAAATATTTATTTAGACTTAAATGGTGTTCCATCAATGTCTGTTCCTGGCACATATAGTTCAGAAGATGGTAAGATATGGGCAAAAACCTGTTGGCATTTAAAGCGTTTATCTAATGAACAAAGACAACGACCCTTTTTAAAACATCAAAATGCTTCATTCAATACATATACTTACAGATTGATACGGCTGTTTGATTTCAGCAGAGAATTCTTTTCAAAGCCTGATATGTTTTCCTGTTCAGCAGGACGTTCACAAAATCAATTAGGGGAACTTCAAGACCTTCATTTATGTCATCGTTCTCTTTTTATGAATCATTCCGAATATGAAAAAGAATTAAGGAACGAAGGAAATTGGGATTTTCATTTACAACAGAAAGACAGAATAAAATTGGTGAAGGAAAAACATATTGTAGATATCAATAATCAATTAGAAGTTGATAGAGCATTTTATACTTGGTCTTGTTTTCAGACTTTTTCTAAACATAAAACAGCGACAAGTTTAGCACTTATCAAAGAGTTAGTATATAGTAAACAAATAAGTGAAGATTTTGCAGATGAAAACCTTGCCACTTTGTTCGCCATATTCATTAACTACGGTTTAGGCTGCCCTATGGAAAATATTTTACAAACAGGAAGTTTGTTTACTAGTCCCATTTCGCTATTTAGACTGTTTGGGGCATCTGATAATAATTTACCTTGTGCGTTCCAAATTATATTAGAGGAAGCAAGAAGTGAAATTAATAAATAATAGTGAAAGACAGGGGTTGCAACCCTTTCTAAAATGCTTATCCTATTTTAGATTATTTCACTATTTTTATTTTGACTTGGATAAGGAGACAAAATGAGTCAAGAAGTTGGAACAATTTATGTGGCTACCAATTTAGTGAATGGAAAGCAGTATGTGGGGCAAACAACAATAACATTAAAAGAGCGGTGGTATCAACATAAAAACGGTACTAATTGCCCACTTATTCATAGAGCAATTCAAAAATACGGTATGGAAAAATTTAAGATTATTTCCTTTCCTTGTCTTGAAGAAGATTTGGATTGGACAGAAGGGTTTTTACAAAAAGAATTTAATACTATCGCACCAAATGGATACAATTTAATATTGAATGAAGCACAACACAGACGACATAACGAGAGTTCAAAAGAAAAAATGAAAAAAAATCACGCAGATTTTTCAGGTAAAAATCATCCTCAATATGGATTAAGAGGAGAAAAAAGTGTAAATTTTGGTAGAGTTTTCTCACAAGAAGAAAAAGAAAAGGTAAAAGAGGGATTATTAAAATATTTTCAAAAGTTCCCGCAAGCACATAAAGGTAAAAATAATCCTATGTTTAATAAAGAACACAGATTAGATACCAAAGAAAAAATGAAATTATCAAAAATAGGAAAATACTTTGGTAAAAATAATCCCAATTTTGGTCATAAGTGGACACAAGAACAGAAAGATGCACAAAGTAATAAAATGAAATTAATAAAACAAAAGAGGCAAAATGAACACATTTCAGAAACAGAATAATGAATTGCTAAAAAATTTTTTATCAAGGACGTTCTTTAAATCGTGGCGTAGTTGGCGAGAAAGAAAAACAGATAAAGGCTATGCTTTACAAAATTATACAGGGTTTGAATTTGACCTTTCCGATGCTTGTGAATTAAAATGCTCCTATTGTTATGTTGTTAAATTTGGCGATAAATATTATCCTAAGCCTGAACTAAAAAATCCTGCTACGGTATTTAAAAATGCTAAAATTATAATGGATTGGTTATGGGAAAATCAATATCGACCTAAATTAGAATTGTTTGGCGGCGATGCATTTAATCAAAATGTAGGATTCGATATTGTTGAGGAATCCCTTAAAAGAGCTGAAGCAGGTCAACCTATTTGTACAGAAATTGTAGTGCCAACGAATATGAATTTCTTATTCAGCGAGAATAGAACTAGACTCGTTGAAGATTTTATAGAAAGAGGAAGAAAGATAGATTGCCCGTTAATTGTAAGTGCATCTGTTGATGGAATTTTTATGGAAGATAATAGGTCATTTCGTAGTGAAAGAGTACGGGACGAAATATTTTATGATAAACTTTTTAAGTTTGCTAGAAAATATAGAATAGGCTTTCACCCGATGATTTATTCAAACAACATCGAGAAATGGTGGGATAATTTTATGTGGTTCCAAAAGAAATTTAAAGAATATGGGTTCCCGCCCAATAATCTCTATTTGCTTGAAGTACGAAATGCGGAATGGACAGAAGAACAATCAAAACATCTTTATGAATTTATGCGTAAATTATCAAGTTGGGTAGGTGAACATTTGAAAAAAATGGATAACCCTGTTCATCAATTATTTCATAACCATTGGGCCTTTAATACTTTATCAAGCCCCTTCTCAACGACAGGAAGGGGGCTAGGATGCTCATTACAATCAGGTATCTATTTACGAATGGGAGACTTAACTGCATTTCCTTGTCATCGTTTGATGTATGATTATTTTAAAATGTTTAGATTCCTAACTAAAGACGATAAGATTTTTGATGTGGAAGCAATAAGTCCCGAATTACATATAGCAACAAATGCTAGTGATGGGGATAATTTTCCAATGTGTGAACAATGCGTTATAAATTCAATGTGTAGCCACGGATGTTTAGGAGCGCAATTTGAAAATACAGGTGATATGTTTGTTCCAATACCTTCAGCATGCCGTATGGAATTTTATAGAATAAAGGGTATTATTGATGGTTTTCAGGAAAGCGGGATGCTAGATATGATTTTGGGTGCCGTAAACAAAAATAAAATAAACAAGGTTTTGAGGGTTATGGAGGAAATAAAATGAAAATTGATGAATTCATCAAACAATTGAAATGTTATTTGGAAAGTTCTGATGCTACCTATTTACTCAGTAAAAGAAAGGAACTGTTTATTCAGGTAATTAATAAAGTCAAAGAAGATGTTATAATCTGTGAAAAAAATGAATGGAAGGAAACTTCAACCATTCCTATTATTGAAAGTTTAGAATATCTATTAGCAGTTCTTAATGAACAACCTATTTCAATAGAGGCATCAAAATTTATTGAATCTTATTCTACATTGTTATACAATCATAATGAGAATACCAATAAATCTGAAAAAGTAAATTTATTGACCCAAACAGTTAATAGATTTATCACCCTCAGAATGACCACAATGGAATTAATTCAAAACCTAAAAATAGTATCAAAAATGGTCAAAGAATTAAGCCATGTAGGGTTTCAACCAACGCAACTTTCGAAACATTATTTGGCTTCTTTTGATAAACAAAATCAATAAATAGTATAGAGGAGTTTTGATATGGGATTTGTTTGGACAACAATGCCTGTTACTGCTGGAACAGATAAACCAACAGCGGTAAGGATTGCCGAAATTCGGGCCAATACCAATTTAGATAGAGGTTATGTTTCTCTTGGTAATTATTCATGGGTGAAAACTATTAATATAGGGACAAAAATCGAGGCAAGTGAATATACTGAATTAAAAACAGCTTTAGACCAAGCGTGGGATGCAAACATCTGCTCAGCCCATCGAACCACACACGAAACATCAGTCCAATCGACTCACGATGCCGCCGTTCGAGCAACGCATTATACTACATATCAAGCAACAGATAATAAAACCGTTTTAGGAAGTCATTTAGAAACAGATAGGGCAACCCACGAGGCAACCGTTCAAAATTCTCACAACACAACAGATAATGCGACCAACAACACATCACACGATACAGACTTACACGGAACCCATAAAGCCACTTATTACACTTCAGATAATTACCCGCATTATGACACTTTTTATGATGGGCACGATAATACATATCAGGGTAGTAACAATACCACTCTTGATACGGGTGATAATATAACAGTTAAAGCCTCTTATGATTTATCAGTTCAATCAACAGATTTTTATATAAAAGGTGGATAAGGATGAGTTACGATAAAGTAGGCGGTTGTAAGGATTGGACACAAACCATTGCGACAGGTGGCGATATTGAAGCAGTCGATACCAATGAATTTATGACCAATATAGATTGGATAAAAGATAATTTGGCTTGTTTAAGTCATAATTCAATTGTTAGGGCAACACATTATTCAGCGGATGATTTAGGACATAACGGAACTTATAAAGCAACCCATTACTCAACTTACCAAGTTACAAATGATTCAGCAGAAAAAGCATCACATAATTCTATCTATAAAACAACAAATTATACAGGCGACCTAAATTCACATTATGACCAAAACTATAATAACCATGATATAGGTTATGATGCTACATATAATGCAACTCACGAAAATGCAGTAGAATCATATTATTTAGCAGAACACAATTTATCAATTAATTGGACTAATAATACTTCTCATTATCCTGGTGATGATGCTTATGAAAATGTAACTAATAATAGCACCGTTAATAATCCATTTTGTCCTGCTTTTGCATCTTAATAACTTGATATAAAATTTAAAAAGGATTTGAAAATGAAAGTTTTTTTAATTAATCTCAATGTCGGTTCAGGAATAGAAACAGTCGGGGATACCATCAAAAAATGGATACAGGAACTACCTGTAGAATTAGTAGAATATAAAGACCAAACGAAAGAAGGCTCAACAATGTCTCGTTTGTTGAAAGAACACCCTGATGTTATTGTGATAAACGAGATTTTTCCTAGAATCATCTCTCCTGTTCTATTTTATAAATTAACATTTCCGAACACCAAAGTAATTATGTTTGCTCATTCACAAAAATATTTTATTACTCCCAATGAACCTGATAATCAGCACGTTTTATTGACGGATTTACTCAAATTGACAGACGTTGTTTATACTTTAGATGCTAGTAAAGAAAAAATATTACAGATAGAAAATCTAAAGTTCTGCCCCTCTGACCCTGAAATATTTCACAATGAAATACCTTGGAAGGACAGACCTAAGTTTTTTTGCGTAATGGGTGGAATTTATCCTCTGAAAGTTCATCCTGATTTTTTAAATTTGGCACATTGTATTCCTGCTGAAATTGATGTATATGGTGAAGTGTCGGAAAAATTTACCACGCCTGAGTATCGTATGGCATTTGCTCTAGCCGCTTCAAAAAATTTAGAACATAAAAAAAGAATACCACAAACAGAAGTAGGAAAAATACTAAACCAATACAAATACATCGTTTTTCCACATCACGGTTCTGAAACTTTTTGTATGATGCTCCAACAGGCAATTATGTGTGGAACCATTCCTATTGTTTTGAATGATGATTCAGGAAAAGATTTTAACCCTAGTTGGATTGAATGGACTGATAATATGTGCTATGTAACCAACAACATTAAAACCTTTATTGAAAATCTTACACTCATAGTAAAAGACGAAACGGACTACACTCCCGTTTCACAGTTCATTTCAAAAGAGATAACAAAACGTTTCGGATATTATGATTTTAAAAAACATTTTCAAGAACAAATCAAATAGGCTTTTTCTCATAACCCGAACAAAACCCAATTTCTCTAGTAACTTCCTTTTCCCCATTCCAAACCTTTATGATTAGATTAAGAATAAGATGTTGTTTAATTCCTACTCTACTACAAATTGTAAACGATTTACCATACATCGTCCTATCGGCATTGTATTTACATTCATTACAACCACCAAAATAACTGTCAATCTCATCCGCTAATTCTTTTGAAATTTCACCTGTTAAAACTCTTTGCAGTTTTGCTTTGCGAAGAAGCCTAATCAAGCCCTGGTCCGTGGCTTTAAATCCCCTAATTACAGGAGTTCCCATTTAACCTTCAAGATTTTCGAAATACTCTTTTAGAATAGTTGTGTAGATATGAGTATTCGGAACATATCCTTTATATGCAAAAACCCATTCGTCCGTTCCATAAATAATTTTTGATAGAGCTGCGGCAGTAGCAGAACTCCTAGAAATTCCTGCATCGCATTGGCAAACTATATAATAGATATTCTCGTTCTCTTTTTTCACAAGGTCAAGAATTTGTTTTGCATGCTCACGATTGAACAGGACTGCTCCTTCCCAAGCGGCATGAGGATTCGTGTCATGAACAGGGATTTCAAGATGGCCCCTGCACCACGGGGAAAATGTAATCGGTGGGTAAACCAAGCCAGGGGTGCGATATCCGATTACAATATGGTCATAAGGAAATACTACTGACGTTCCCTGCCATGCCCTAAAATTTCTAACTGTGATATTAATTTTCTGATTCATTTGTATTCAAAAATCCAAAACAAACGGTTACATAATCTCCACCATGAAACCATGCAGGGAGCCGCCCATACTCATCCTGCACTTTCCATCGTTCGAACTCTTGCCACCAATGGATTTTTTCTCTGATATTTGCTTTATTATCCCCCATCATCAAAATCTTTTTTGAAGAGGCATCATATCCAATGGTGTAAAAATTATGAGCCACTTGACAAATTCCCCCATTCATTTTCCTGCACTTGGAACAATTCGATTGCTGATTATGCATATCCTGAAGGAACTTAACATCGTTGCCATGTAAAACGATGTAGAGTTTAATTTTTCTTTGCAGTTTGTCCTTGTTCATTATTCTTTCCTCTATTTCTCAATATCTTCATTCCTTCTTCATTATCCCAATCAGGCCGTATTTCAAATCTCATGCATGCTTTGTCAACATTGTCTCTGCTTTTCCCCCAAAGAGGATGTTTCTTTTCCTGAAGCATTTTCCTATAGCATAGAGGGAATTCGGGGTCATGAACACAAACCACACAAGTAGGGTCATATCCATGCATCAACCTGTAGAACTTGTGCCAATTTTTAACTCTGTTATATAATCTCCTTTGTTGATTGATTTCCCAATCCCAAGTCAATCTACTAATAAAGTTTTTTAAGAAGTTCATTCTCTTTCTGTATCCGAGTTCGTTCCAAATCTTCAAAGAACCTCTTGTTAAAATCTAACATATCCTGAAGGAATTTCTTCCTGTTCAGTTTCATAACAGCCTTACTAGGTCTTTTTACTTTTTTGATTTTAACAGTATCTCTTCCCATTTCATACTCCTATTTTATCAACCACCAACCCAAGAGCATTAAAACTAAATGCATTGTATTATCAACGACTGTGTAAACAACGGCGGTGAACCCCCCTCGCAGGACATGGTAGTTCTCAGCCTTGATATTCCATTTTTCAAAAGGAATATCCTTGTGCCCGTTCTCCATGTAATCAGCAAGAGACCTTCCCTTGATAAACAGCATCCAACGGTCAGCCAACCCCCAACGGTCAATAGGATAATGTGAAGCAAATACAATAAAAGGCCACCACCAATTTTTGATAACAGGCAGAGTTACCACACAAAGGGTCAGCGTATAAATGATGCAATGCACAAAACACTTGAAATGACTAGCGTTTTTGTTCATTGCCATCCATTTATTCTGAAAAAGGTAATCGCCTATCAGGTGGCCTAGAAGGATAAAATCGAAAGTGCTCATGCGTTCTTATCCTTTTCGTAATGTTCACAGCAACGGCCCAAGATGTAAAATGATTTCTTGTCTTTCTTGACAAAGACGAGATTCGACTTGTCGCCGCTCTTGATGTAGCCCTTGGAACAACCACCCCAATCATTGCGAATGGCGCAGTTGTCGCAACTCAATTTCAGGTGGTTCATCACCGAGACAAACCGCAACTTGTTCACGGTTCTTGTTTCGGTCGGAGTCATGCCGATAATCTGCGCCGACACACCTTCGATGTGCTTGCAAATGATATGGCGAAACTTCCATTGCGGACAAGAGCACCCGAAATCGCCCTCTTCAGAACGGGCCACGGTATAGAACTTGGTCGGGTCGCTCTCTGATTGAACTGACCATCGGTCAACCCATTTCATATTTGTTCTCCTTATTCATCATTGATATTATACCACACTTTGTAATGCTTGTCAAGTCTTTTCACTAAATAATAGTGTAGGGACAGGGGATGCAACCCTTTTTGAAAAGCCATGTCTTTTCAGATTACCTACAATAAATTAAACTTACATGGAGGTTTAAAATGGATAAAGAAGAAAAGAGATTATATGATAAGGAATATCGACAAAGGAATAAAGAAAAAGAAAAATTAAGGCATCAAGAATATTATCAAAACAATAAAGAAAAAATATTATTAATATGTAAAAAATATCGAAATAATAATAGAAAGAAAATAAATGAACGAAGAGATAATAAGAAAAAAATCAACATTAATTTTAAAATTACTTGTGGGTTACGAGGTAGAATTGCTAAGGCAATTAAAGGAAATTACAAGTCAGGTTCGGCAGTCAAAGACCTTGGATGTTCTATTCCCGAACTTAAAACCTATTTAGAATCCAAGTTTCAAGAGGGAATGACTTGGGAGAATTGGGGAATCCACGGATGGCATATAGACCATATTACACCCTTGGACTCTTTTAATCTCCAAAACAGGGAAGAATTTTTGAAGGCTTGTCATTATACAAACCTTCAACCACTTTGGGCTGAAGAAAATTTAACTAAAGGGGCTTCTCCTTCCTTTCCTTCATACCCTTCAGCATCGAAAAGAAACGAGCCGCACCACAAGAGAAATTCTTCTCCATTGCCTTATGCCTACGGCATGCGGCGGTCTCGGTGCTAGGAAGAATAGCGAAAGCGCATTCCCCCTTAAACGGGCATTCGACCCCTTTTGGAATCAGGCCATCGACTAGCCCGTTTTCATTTTCCCAATCAAGGCAACTCATATTTTACTCCTGATTCTTGCGGTTACGGAAGAAATCAAACACCTGCGAACGGGTGCCTTCGATGATGGCTTCGTTGAAATCGTTCTCGGCTCCCCACACGGAATACACGAAACCACCTTCACCATCAGGCTTGCGGGGGCTGACCGTCCAAATGACATCCCCGCTCTTCAGGTCGCAAATGCGAAAGTCGTCATACAGTCCACCCCAACCCGCAGGGCAGTTGTTCTTGAAGAACACATACCTTGTGGTCAGGTCAACGGGAACGACCTTCAGGAAAGACTTCAGAGCAGAGAACAACGTCTTGGTCTTGTTGGCAAGGCTCTTGTCCTTGCAGAACCAATCGTACCACCCTGCGGCGCATTGGGTCTTGAAATCGGGGGCTTCGTACTTTCCCGCCTCAAATTCCTTCAACTGAACCTTCAGGTTTTTCTGCTTGCTCATTATTAGTTCTCCTTAATCGTTATTTTATATTCAGTAAAATACTCAATAAGATTTTGCAAATTGTAAAGATTGAAAAACTTATCGTTCCCTGCCCGAATCAATTCCCTGCCGAACTCTTGTGATTTTTGGCAATCTTCACAAAGACTCAACCGTTGAAGATTCAGCGGCAGTTTCCATTTCCATACCTTTTGATGGCAAGAAACACAAGTGATTTTTTTAGTTCTGTTTTTCATTACCAACCTCTTTTTAAAGTGTATTCCTGTTTATATTGAAGAGAGGTAAGATGTTCAACATTGAACTTATACCATTTTTCGTCCACTTTGATATAAGCGTAAAAGCCCCAAGTCGAATCGCAACGGACATCGGTTTCGACACCATTGACCTTGATAACAGTCCAAGTGTCCCACGTTCTTCCCCTGCCGCCAAACTTGGGCTTGGCACAGTTCTTAACCACAATCTTTTGATTGTCTATTACTAATTTCATACTTATATTATACCAAATGAAAACCCGTTTGTCAAGCCTTTTTACTATTTTTATATGTTTTTATCCATTCAATACAACGAGAACCTTCTGGAATATCTTCGATTTTATCTTCTAGAATTATACCTGTTAACGTTGCGGGATAAGCAATTAGTCGTTTCCCCTGTCTTTTACAACGCTGTTCCTTCGTACCTGCCACAGTTGCTTTTGGTGAATTCCCTGAAATTATATAAGAATGTTTACACCCATCGCAATAAAAAGAACGATAATTTTTCCAATCTAAATATTCCTGATAGTGCATAACAAAATAAAATCTGAGTTTCCTCAGCCAATATTCAGGAGGTCTAAACATTTCTTATCCACTCAATACAATGGAAATCTTCATCATAATCAGGCCGATTATTTAATGTATAAACGTCATTCAGAAATCTCATGACAAATAACCGCTTAGGATTATTTTCATAATCACATTTAGGCCCAAGAACATTCAACATTACCAAATAAGCATTAGGATGATAATGATGGCACAGTTCACAAGGATTGAAAGAATGGCAATAGGGCCATTGCTCCCGTTCTTGCGGATGAAGTATAAACCACAACCGCAATTTCCCTAGCCAATACTTAGGCGGTCTATCTAATCGGGACAAATTTTACATTCTCCTTCAATGTGGCAAAAATCATCGATGTGGCAATCATAACAACAGGTGAAATTAGGACAGTTGTTTTGTATGATGCCATATGCCTCATCCCCAAATTTATCAACCAACTCATTCAGTATCCTAGTCAGCATGCGGCTGTTAGGATGAAGCATGAGAGGACATTCATTGCAATTTTCATCACACAGTTTAACTTTTGCTTTCTTCATCATTCCCACCTTAATTTTTTAGTGATGTATTCTTTCGCCTCATCGAAATTGTCAGCTGTGAAAGGCATGACAACTTTCTTTACGAACTCATTGCCTTCACAATCCCTAGTGTAATCGTCATGGTCGCCAAACCAACGCTTGACCTGGACCGTTCCGTTGCTGTGAAGATAACCCCAAAACCAAAGACCTTGTAGATTTTTCTCAATCATTTTTTCACTCCTACATATCTGACCCATTCAAAACATTCTAAATGCGGTGCTAATGCTTCATTACTAATCGATGCTTGCTTTTTCTTTTTATCATACATCAAAGTCTCTCGGCCTGAGCATAAGGGAGTTTCATCGGTAAATGAACCTTCACGATGAGGGCATAATTTACAATACTCATAAGGATTATTTTCGTGATGAAAGATTTTATAAAATTTCGCCTTGTTATATAATCTATTGATATCCGTCTGCGACATATCTTCCTTTTTATGAATTCTCCTTTTCATCACAGTTATTTCCCGTATTAAAGATGCGGGTTGCGCTAAATTTTTTTCATACATGCTTGATGAACTCTATGCAAGTCCATTTGCTCGTGTCAGGTTCTCTATGCCACGATACATACTTCAATTTTCTTCTAGGGCGCACAGTCAATGTAATATCAGGGCAAGTGTCATGTTCATAATGAGGGCATCGTTCGCACATATTTTTTTGAAATCTTTCCAATGGGTGCAGTACACACCACAATTTGAATTTGTTTTTCCAACGGATGAATTTAAGTCTGCTCATTTCTGTTGTCCATGTTTCAGATAATTGTCATTATGTAAAAACCCTAAACATTGCTGTGAACCAATGATACCTGTTTTGATTATCTTTATGAACTGCACTTTGATATATGATTTACTCGCTACACAATCTTCATATGAACGTTTATGATAATAACAGTTACAATGTTCACAATGAGATTCATTAGGATGAAATAGATGCCACACTCTGAATTTATTCACCAACCTGTTTATCATTTCATCACTCAATTCTTCGGCAAGAGAACTGAAAGGCTCACAAACGGTTACATCATGACCTTTATATTCGGGAAGATGCCAAGAGTCTTTTCTTAATATTCTCATTTTACATAGTTGCCTTCAAGCAGAAAACGGACACAGGCTGACATTTCCTCACCATCTTTATGCTTCATATTGAATTCCATGTAATAACCCTGACGGCATCCGCAATCCTTATCCTTTGGATTCGTCCTTGCACAATGATGGCATACATGGTCGTTAGGGTGCAACATTCGCCAAACTAAAAACTTATTCCTCAGTTTCTCGTTGAACTTTTTTACTTTGGCTTCTTCAGGTATTCTTGATTTATCAATCATTTATCACCATCATATATAATAGCATACATTTTCATTTTTGTCAAGATATATGTTTTACCCATTCGATACACAGCAAGTTATGTGTGAATTCATTTTTGTTATATACTTTTAAAAATTCTCTATCCGTATGTAATCTGAAACAAGTTGTAAACATTTTACAATCAACAGGCTGACCTTCATATAGCATTATCATTTCCTGTCCCGAAGGATAATGCTTGCAGTTCCTACAGGCCTCAATAATATTATCCAATCCTATCCCATGCAGGACAAGCCACAACTTTGCCTTCCGCATCAACGTTTCCTCAACGGGGGGTGGAAAGGGGGTTTGATTTTCAGACATGCTTAATCCATTCTACGCAATATTTGTAGGCATGCCCAGGTTCCAAGACAACCACTTTCTTGAAATCATCTGTTACCAATCGTTTAAGAGGGCAATGGAGTATTTTAACTCCAATCCCTTCTATAGTTGGTGAATGCAAGCATTTCCCGCACATATCCTGAAAATTGAAGCGGTCATGCATTTGCATGAATTCAGGGTGCAGGACTCTCCACAACTTGAACTTGTTTTCATACATCTGCAAATTACGTTCTGATATGTTATTCATATTTTATCCACTCCTTGCAATCTTCAACACCCACAAGAATTCTCGTTTCTAAATAATAATCAATTTTACTGAGTTTCATGCGGAATTCATAATTAAGAATTAAACGAGGGACATCACGAATAGGACAATTTGTCAACTCTGCTTGTAATACATATGAATTCCTTCGTATCACTCTTTGCAGTTCTAAATCTCCGATGATGCCTTTCTTATACATGCAAGATACGCATTTGACACATTTGTTTTCAGGATTCCATATTCCCCCATGCAGGATATGCCACAGTTTATATTTTCTGTCCCAATATTCAATGCTATGCTCTTCACACATGCTTAATCCATTCAATACACCAACTACCCTGAAAAAAACCAGGTATTTGAAAAAAACCTGTATTTGAAACATATACTATTTTAGAGGTAGAACTACTGATTGCAATAACTTGACTAGGGCATGCATATGTCGTTGGTGGTAGATGATGTTTGCAACGATGGCAATGGTCTAACATAGTACGGTTTTCTTTTTCAGGATGAAGTATCATCCATAATCTCCATTTATTAAACCATTTGTTCAATTCTTCTTTGGACATATTAGACATCTTTCACCCACTCCACGCAAAAATACTCGTGTTCAGCATCCCCTGCATTGCCCTGCGGATTGAATTTGATTGAACTCAAATCTTTCTTCGCCATCAACCTTCCCCGCATTTCATCTTTCCTTTTGCAACGGTGATGTACAACTCCCCATTGACTTGTCAAAGGGCCAATAAGATATCGGCAATTACTGCACAGGTCAACATTTTGAATGCCCTTCCAACCCCCGTGTAAAACCATCCACAGTTTCACCTTGCCTAGCCAATACGCATTCGGTTTTGATTCAGACATGCTTAACCCATTCCGCACAAGCCCAATTCCATACATACCTGTTTTTTTAAATTCAACCACTCTTCCACAGTTTCAACCAAGAACACCTGAGTGAGTTTTTTATTACCTACTAAAAAATTCTGTCTGTTGCATATTTTACATAGATTGCAAACTAGTGTTCTGTTTTCCATAGTGCTAGGTACATTGTTTATACCATGCAACACAAGCCATAGCCTAGCCTTACGGATTTGTCTATCCTCTTTTATCTCAAACATGCTTGGCCCACTCTATGCATATTCTTCCATGACCTATACCAAGTTTCCATTCCGTAAAATGGGGAGCATTACTTGTCAACAAACTCCAAGTGTTTATAGAACAATACAAATCACCTATTTCTTTTTCCAAGCGCATCGGGCATTTGAACTTACAAAACCACCGCAATTCATCTTCAGCCTTTTCGTACTCTCCATGCAATACAAACCACAACTTTGCCTTTCTCATCCAATACTCAGGCGGTCTATCTATTACATCTTTAGACATGCTTTATCCATTCGGCGCAGAACGTTCTTTCGGGAACTCCCTTCTCCACATTATACATCGCTTTCAAATCATGCGTAGCCCTTAATCTTTTATCCCCTATCGGGCGATTGCACCATCCCCCATCCTTGCCGCCGTAAGGACATAACTTAGTACAAGGCCTTCTGTCTTTATCATTCCCCTGCCACCACTTCAACCCACCATGCAACGCAACAAACAGTTTCAATTTCCTAAACCAATAATCAACTGTATGTCCATCAGTCTCTACATTAAGTTCAAGGATGATTTCAGACATACTTAATCCATTCTATACAATCATCAGTATCAAGACACATTTCCATACTTAAAGAAATAGTTTTACTATTCCTATTAAAAACCAAACCCTTCATTGTCGCACAATTTTCATTTCTCAACAGGCATACTCCACAATTTTTAAAAGAGGTAATATTAGGATGCAAGACTCTCCATAATCTAAACTTTCTCTCCCAATATTCTAATGTATGCTCAGACATGCTTTATCCATTCGGCACAATGCCACGTCTTGCTAAACAATCTATGACTGTTTTCAATCTTCGTAAAATCTCTCTTTATCATCATCCTTTTTTCTTTTAACAAACGCAAGTTACATTTAACCCATATCAATGAATACCCTCGCTTTTTATCAACATAATGCTTGCAGGATTTGCATATGGCTTTTTGCTTATAGTTTTTAATCCCGCCATGCAGTATTACCCAAAGTTTAAATTTCCTATTCCAATATCCCAATGTATGCTTAGACATGCTTTATCCATTCCGCACAAGCCCATACACTATTATAAAGTTTCTTTGAATATTGAACATCCTTAAAATCCCGCCGCACCATTATCCTATTCAAATTTCTTTTTAATCTTGTACAATAACCACCACCATTATAGTTAGGACATTTACGACATACAATTCTTTGTTTATACTTGTTCATACCACCATGCAATACCACCCAAAGTCTGAACTTTCCACCCCAATATTCAGGTGTACGTCTAAGCATGAATAGACCCCATTTTTATGCTGTTTTGCAGGGCCAATTTATTACGCTTACAATATACCTTACACATAAAAATATTATAGCATAATTTATACCTGTTGTCAAGACCTTTTTGCCCCTACAAGATACCCTAGTTTGTCGATAGCAGAGTATATCAGAGTGATATCATTTTGATATATCCTGCCATGTTCGGCCCATCCGTAATAGGTCAGGGCATTGTACATAGAACATATCCTAACAGGGTCATACTAAATTCTAGCCCCGCAGAAAAAAATAAAAATTTACTTCTTAACAATTTCTACTAGGTCTGAACAATTCGCAACCTGCTCATCTTGCATAATTTTTATACCTCTCGGCGGGGAAAATCAATTCAGCAAAATTCTGCGTACAGTATATTCTAGAGCCAATCGCAATTCAGGTTCAATACTGCAAAATTGCACTCACACATATCTGTAATAGCAAAAGTCTCCGCAAAAACAAAAAGGGTCAGGACTGCTAACGGTCAACCCATTAGCACTCCTCACCCTTCTTGCGAGAGGTCAGAGACATGGCGTTCCCTGACCCCTCTATCTCAATTGGAGTCGAGATTCTTAATACTTCTCCACCGTGGCCTTGATGTCCTTGACGTACTGTTCAAGTTTCTCTTTGCTTGCGTCAAGTTGGGCCAACTCAGCATGAAACCTTTTCATGAACAGTTCTTTATCAGCCTCGTTCAGTTTCTTGGCGGCTTTCACAGCCTGACCCCACAACGCATCCATTTCATCATCGAACTTTTCTTTGTCGGACTTCATGTTGCTCTCCTAGTCCAAGTCGGACAGCGTATGCCACTTGAAGAAAATCATGCCGTAGATATCCACGATGTTCTCGCCCGTTTCGGGGTTCTTCTCCATCTTGACGGCACCCGACTTCAGAGCCTTCTGAAAGCCCTTGTCGATTTTGTCAAGGATTTCAAGTTCGTCCTTGATGTTGACGAGGAAGAGAATGGTCAGTTCCTCACGCTTGTCGTTGACATCCTTCGGGTTCTTCATATTGACGAAATACTGAAAGATGTCGAAGGCCTTATCGGGTGAGGTCTTGACAAGTTTTTCCTTGTTGATGAGTTCGTTGCCGACCTTCTGATTGGCGACCAACTGCAACTCCACACGGTCGAAGTACATCCCCTTCTTCAGAATGACATCGACATCGGGAATGTCCTTGGTGAATTCCTTGAAGGTTTCGAACTTGGCGGCACACGCCTGACCTACTGAATCGGAGATTGCATCGGCTTCCCTGCCGCCGTATTTGATTTTACGGGCCGACTTTTCCCACGACCTGAAGGTGGGGAAGTTGCCCTTGCCTTGGTCGAGCTTGTACAGAACATTCTTGTCCTGTTCCTTGTTGAACTGAAGGAAGGCGATAAGGGTTTCATCGTAGCCGTGCCCGTTCGCCATGTACTTGACAAAGCCATCGTAGTCGATATCGAGGGCGATATGGTCGAAACGGTTTTCAAGGGCGATGCTCATTTCGAAATGAACACCGCCATCTTCGGGACGGTTCCCCGCCGCAATCACGATACAGCGGTCGGGAAGGCGATAGTCGCCAACCTTGCGGTCGTTGATAAGTTGATAACCTGCGGACTGCACCATGTCCGAGGCCAACGGAAATTCGTCAAGCAGAAGGAAGATGGGATGCGTGGACTTGGGGTCGGGCAGGATGGAGTTGAAGCGGATGAACCCCGCCTTCATGTTGACGGTATCGTAGAAGGGCGCACCCTTGATTTCCACGGGGTCAACTTGGCTGAGGCGCACATCCATCAGGATGTAGCCTTCGCTGTGCTTGTCGAACTCCTTGGTTTCGGCGGCAGTATAGAAACTCCAATTCGAAGCGTCCCAAGGGCGATGCTTCATCAGCATCTTTTCGCTGTACATCGCCACCTTGTTGCCCTTGCCGTCATCGGTCGTGGCCTTCATCCAACTGTCCTTACAGATGGACGCAAGAATCATGCTCTTGCCAATTCCTGGCGGCCCCCAAACGAAAGTGGGAATGTTGTGCTCTAGGTCTCCTGCCTCAACCGCCTTGCAACGACCCGTCATCAGGTCAAGCAAGTGGTTGCGGTAGGCCTTCATGTTCAAACTACGAATTGTCATTGCCATGTCTCGACTCCTTTGTTATGTTATTTTTCTTTAATAAACAAACTCTTGCCGCAATAAGGGCAATGCTCAAAGCCGTTCACCAAGTTCTTGCTCAACCAATTGGATGTGGCTTCGATGCAGGGGATGTACCAATTGGGCTTCACGTTTGCTTTCTTCAATGAATACTTGACATCCCACGCATTCGTCATAACCCATGTACAATCTTTCTTTTTCATGTCTATATTATATCACACTCTTTTGCGTTTGTCAAGCCCTCTATCCTTTATTTCGAAGTCCACCAACTCTTCCAACTTGTCCAAGTATGCGGTCAATGCCATGAACTTATCGTTGCCGCAGACGGGGCAGGTATTGGGATTGTCGTCAACCGCTCCGCACCTGTTACATGCTAGTTTCATCTTTATCCTCTATAAATATGGTCTCAACTAATGCAACGATGATGGCAACGATGAGTAATCCTACCCACGCCCTTAATCCTCTATACCCCGCATGGCGCAACATACTCATGACCACGAATCCGATGAATAGGTTAACAATAAACATTTTCATTTTACACCACCTTTTTTATTGCTTGATAGGGCACCTGCCAAATCTCACCATCATTCCTGATATAAGCCCAAAGGGTTGCGAAGGATACAATCCTGCCGAATCGCAACTGTCGCCCCCAAAATCGTACCCGTTCGCCTTTGCGAAAAGTTACGACCCTGTTGCGACCCTTATACCTTACTGTTACTTTCATTCCTCAATCCTGCTGAAGTGCCAATCCGTGAAGAACCATTTCAGAAAGTCCTTCACCATCTGCCACATTACAGCACCTTGCCGCTGACGCACATATACCCTTTGGAATACTTCAGATAGATATGGACTTGGCGGGTAATGTTGGGTATCTCCACGACCATTCCGATGGGCCGCTTGGTCGAACGGATGAACCTGACTTCGGCGGGAAGGAACGAGCGCATGACCTTTTCGTAGTCCTTCCAATCCTCATACTCATGCTCATCCAACCATCGGTTACGCAGGTTGTCCAACGTCAGGATGAACTTCTTGCTGTTGCCAATCTCTCCGACATACTTCTTGTACGCATCGAGCTCGGCTTGGCTCAGGCTCCAAGATGAATACTGCTTCATGTTACTGCTCCTTCCTTTCGGTGGCATTCAATATCTTCTCTAGATACTTGATGCGTTTCTTGTGCTCATCGCTCAACTTGATGCCGAGCGTCAGCAGGGTCTTGCGGCTCTCGTAGAGCATGCCGAGTTCTTCGGGCCACGATATCATCAGTCGTGAATAGACAGGCTTGCTCATCCTACTGCTCCTTGCTGAGCATGGCGTAGGGAACATTCCAATTGACATGCTGAACGGGTACGAACTGATTGCCCCTGCATTCAGTCTTGACGATGGCACGAGTGCGGTTCAACTTGGTGATGATACCGTGCTCGACCCCACGCCGACCTTTGAAGAACACCTTGTCGCCCACGGCGTACTCTTCGTTGCCTTGGTTAGACTTGGCCCTGATGAACCCAACGATATATTTGTTGAGGTTGATGAGTTCATCGATGCCCATGCTCTTCACGATGTCCATGACCTGATTGACCTTATCGACCTTCAGTTCTTCGTTCATGTTATCTCTCCTTACTTTACTATTGTAAGTTTAGTAACCCTGACAACTATCGGACTCCATTCCTGACCCTCACCAACGATGAAGGCATTGGTGCCCATGATGCTGAACAACTTACCCGTGCACTTGCCGAACCTCTTGGAGTTCCACGTAACCTTCATGTCGGGCTTGAACTGTTTGGCTACCTTCTTCTCACTCACCTTAATCTCTTCATCAAGCCAATTGCGAAGAGCAACGAGTTCATTGTAACTGAACTGTCCATACTCTTGCATCTCTTTGATAGTGCGAGTGGCCCTTGCTATTGCTCTATTGTTTACATTGTTCATACCCACATTGTACCATATAAGATTACACTTGTCAAGGCTGCTGTGAATTTTTCTACTGATAAGATTCAGTAACATTCAACCAGGGCTTAGGGGCTTGACAAGTGGTGGGGTAGTATGGTATAATGGGGGTAGGCGGGGGGTGCATAGGGGGAGGGGCCGCTATAGGGGTATATTGGTATAGGGTGGGCTTGGGCTTAGAGGGTGCTACCTTGGCAACAATTAAACCCGACACCACCCACTTTTTGCATAATCATATAAGCATGCTTTTCGCCCCGTGTAATATTAGGTAATATTAATAAGCATGCTTTCAGCCGCAAATTAATATTAGGTAATATTAATAAGCATGCTTTTCTTTCTAGAATATCTGCAATCGAAATAGTCAGGATTCAGGCATCCCTTGTCTCCGCATGCATGAGGGCAGATTATTTCAGGCTCTACGCACATATGAGGAACTTCAGGATGTTCTAGAGGGACTTTAGAAAGGTCTTTATATTCTTCTAATTTTGGAAGCATGCTTTTAGTCAATCATTCAAAAGCCAAGGGCCAATAACAAAAACCCCAAGCAAAAACCCTAGGATTGATATTAATAATCTACCCCACCAAGATTCTAAAAAATTCAGTATTTTTATAAGCATGCTTTTCTTATTCTTCCCAAAAATCACTATCATAATCTTCAGGGACGAACATTACTTCTATGCTTATTTCCTTTTCAAATTCTCTGACAAAAATTTTAAATCCACCGACATCATGATAGATGAAATCAGGAAGTTCATAAAAGGCTTTAATGGCACTATCTACAAAGGATAAGACCCCTTCTTTTAATTGAGGGACAGTTGGCACTCCGTTTACTTGAAAATCTTCTCTGTTTATATGCCATTCCCAATTTAAAAAGGTCATGATTTTATGAACCTTTTCCCAATCGAATTCTTCAATTAACTTTTCTTTGAATTTGTCAAAATCTTCTTTCTTCATGCTTTCTCCTTTTCATGATGTATAAACATAGTCCGTAACGGTATAACTCGTACACCACAAGTCGCCCGTCCCGATTGTTCCTGACCCGCCGTAAGTAATTGAAGCGGTCGATGTTGAAGTTAC